AGATTTCCGATCATCACATCCTGATCTCCATCTTTTGCTCTACGAATATCACGGACAAAGCCAATCGCATGCTCTTTGTAGTTGTTGACGTTCACATCCTCGTCAGGATGCTCATCAGTGATAGGTTTATTTTCGAATGAAGCAAGAGTCTTGTCACTGAAAACCTCAGCCTCAGGTCTATCGATCTCAATCTCACTCTCATCATCAGAATCTTTGAAGATCTCATTATGACGATATGTCTGTTTGCCAGTTCTAGCAAGAATGGCATCCATGCAAATCAGATAACCTTCAGGAGTTTTGACTCTATGTTCACTTAAACGTTCATTTACAAGTATGCGCATAGTACTATCCTCCATCTTATATTTATTGTATCATACACGCATGTATGCGATATAATCAAAACCATATTTCATAGATTATCTCTGATAAACATTAAAGTCAGTACATATATAAATATATGGACATCACATTAAAGTTCATCAGAGATAAATCTGCGTTATCACAGAGACAGATCTAAGTCTCCGTAAATTGTAACAATTTTCATGTTACATGAATAGTGCATTTTTTCCAATTTTGACTCAAAGTTTTTGATGTCGACCACATTTTCGTGTGAAAGAATTGCTTGAATGATGAACAAATCCATCTCCATCTTCGTACGAACTTTATCAGTAAGAGGAAGCCCATATTCAATGTCATTCCAAAGCTCGCCTTTTAAGACACTCAATCTTTGATTCAATGAACTTGTCATTCCATCTGCTTCATATGAATAACTGTCATGTGTATCATTCACAAACTTAGCATTGCCATGTTGATCGACTCCGCTTGAGCCAAACCATACGATTGTTCCATCTTCAGTCATTGTTCTGCATTTCATATTCTCACCTCATGCCACAAATAAGCCATTATCAAAACTACTTGTCTCAAGCAATGAATCAAAGATTGCAGTAGTTGTGTTGTTATAGACTGCATATTCATATTCGATTCCTGCGCTTTCAACCGTAAGCAATCCTGCCAAGAAAAGATTTTGCAAATTCTCTGAAATATCAAGCGTAGAATCGGCAACATTGAGCATGATCAACTTACATGTTGCTGGATGTTCATGATCAGTTAGAATGAATACATTCAAGCCAGTCAAAGAGTAGAAACTACGAAGTTCTTTATATGAACCGTCAAACCAATTTCGAATGATTGTGCATTTAATAAGCATCAAAAAGTCCTTGTTGTTAAGATTGACTTGAATCTTTGCACCATTCACTTCGATCGTAAAGCTTCGTTTCAGTCCAAACAATGCGCCAATCTTATCAAGAATGTCTGCCTTTGTTCCATTATCATCATCACCGATCGAGTTCAAATAAGTGAGATAATGTTCTGTAGCATCTGTGTTTGATGTATGTGTGATGAGACAGTTCAGATCGAAGATATTTAAGATCTCGAAAAGAGTATCGATCACATATACAACTGACGAGCCTTCACTCACGAACAAAGAATCGTTTATGATCGTAAGATCTGAGCAAACGACCTTACCTCCTACAAGCAGCTCATACCAAATTCGAAAGTGCTCGACAAAGCCATATGAATTTTGCAAGTACAAAGGAAGCTTGTTTGCGTAATATTCGAACGGTCGTAATTCAGCAGGTAAAACTGTTTTTCCTGTCATAGTCGTTCTCCTTATGCAAGATAGATACGATATTTCGAAGTATCTTTCGTAATGCTCGTCACAACGATCGCATATTCGACATTGTCATATGTGAACTTGTTGTTAGTGACTTTATATTGTTCTGTGGCATCAGCAACATTCTGAACTCTGTCATTGTACAGTCTGAATGTTTTGCTGTCAAGCTCAAATTCACCATTGATCATTGTGATAGAATTCACAGTGCCATTCCACTTCAAACCAAAAGTCGTTAGATTGTAGTACGAAAGTTTATTTGTAGCGTTTGTGATACTTACATCCGAAGTTGTGATCGAATATGTCGCCATACCCTTGAAACGAGGATCTGCATCAAGCACTTTAAGAATGAGTTCATTCACATTGATTGACTGACCAAGTGAGATTGAATTGATCCATGCATTAACTGCATTAGCAACACTTTCAAGCTCATCAGTAGAAAAGTATGTGAGCGCAGTAATGTCGATTGTGATCGTAGGAACGATTGGTGTTGCCTTTTTCCAATAGACATTTTGCTGAAGCAACTCTGTCGAATAGTAACCTGCAACAGACTCAACATACTCAAAACTCTCTGCTGTACCTTGCTCGCATCCAGTAGCGTCAGTCGAAGGAATGCCAGGAGTGAGTTTCTCATAAATGATCGAACCGATTGTAGAAGCATCAATTGTCACACCTTCTTTTTGTCTCAATACGACATAGATCGAATGACTTTCAACCGAAACTCCATCAGTCATTGTTTCTGCGCTTGCAGATGTCGGACCATTGTTATTGTAGATGTATACGTCTTCAATACCATTCACATCAAGCAACGCACCACTCAAAGCGCTTAGTGTTGTTACTCCAGCACTTGCAGAACTTTGAGAATGTCTTGCTCTCAAAGACGCATCGCTCTCAATATTCTGACCAACAATCGCATCTCTATCTTGCTCAACGATCAATGCTGCGTCAATGCTTTGATAGATCCATCCTGCAGGAGCTTGAACAGGTCCTTCAATCATGCATTCAATATCTACTGAGATTGTCGTATTTGCAGCGATTGTGTAGTCTTTCACAGTTGACCATCCATTTCCTGCTCTATCTGTAAATGACTCTGTGTTTCGAATAAGCGTGACAGGCGAGTTAGACGTATTTGTCACAAAGATCGAAGCTGTAGACTTTGTTGCTTGACGCCTTGTAACATTTGCCAATGCACACAAAGTATCAAGATAAACGCCACTTGCAGTAGAAATATCCAAGTTCGCATACATCGTATTTATCGTCTGCAAGATATTGTTGATGATAAGCGATATGTTGTTGACAAATACGCCATCCGCACTTGCAGTGCTCAGATCAATATCAGAACCATAGATCTCTTTGTATCGATCGATGATTGCAGATCGAATTTGTGTAAAGTCAGCTACTCTCAATCCTGCATTCGTCAATCGAAGAAAATCACTGATATCGATTTTGTTGTTCAAAAGAATCGACATTTCTCATCCTCCTTAAAGTTTTCCTATAATGATGCCATACGACATCGCATGTAAGTTTTTAGTTTCCATATCAATTGTTTGCTGACCAAGTTTAAGTCGTTTGTAATTTTGACGAAAATCGTTGTCGACAAACAGTATCAACACTACGTCGTTTTGTGTAAGCGTAAGTCCTTCAAGTGCGTAGCAATCGATTTGCATTTTCGAGTTGCACATCTCATTGCATGTGTAAGTCGTTACTCCTTCTTCAAGCAGAGTGCTTGATGTCACAATTCCAACTGTCGCCACATGCAAATCTCTGAAGATGTTTTGCTTCAATGTGAGTAAGACTCGCAAAAAGTCTGATGTTACAACATTGTTGTTTGTAGAATCAGCCATTATTCGCCTCCTAAAAAGCTCGTTACAAACGAAGTAGACTTACAAAGCATTTCGACAGAAAATTCACTGCTTCGATTTTGCAAGCTATATTGCATCTCATAGATCATATAGCGACCGTCCTTGTTGAGATACATGCCATAGTTCTTTATAGCTGCATCTCGACTTTGCGCAGACATATCAATGATCGAGTTGTCAAGCTGAATGATGTCGCCACATTGAAATGCAAATACAGGAAGCATTGTCAAAGACAAACCGTCATTTGTGAGAGCAGGCAATCCACCAGAAGCGTCAATCATGTTGTTAGAAACATTGAACACTCGATTCGAAGCTCTTTGAATATTGTAGATCATGCCTGTTCCACCTGTCGATGAATCAGAGTTTGCAACCAACGCAGTGTTTTGTTCTGTCAATTTCTCAAGCCATTGAGGAAGCGTTCCTGACACAGTTTCTTTTTCTCGCAAATATTCTGTCTTCAAAATCTCAGAGATTTGCATATCAATTATTCCTGCTCGTCTGCATGCAAATGTGATCGCACTATACATATTAATGCCTGATTGAAGTGTCAAATTCATTCTTGACTGACCATACTTAGCAACAAGGTGTGATGCGCAAATAATGATGACTGTGTTCGTCTTTATCGCATTTTTGTTTGAGATGTAAAGTACTCCACCATCAAATACCGTTTGTGCCGTTTGTCCTCGATAGCCGCATACGATCTTTACATCGTAGTATTGACCATCAATAAGTTCAACGATTGTGCTATAAGACAAGTTGTCAATTCTGATTGTCGCATTGTCTTTCAAAAAGCCAAGATACTTGTTGAGTGAGATCGAAATATTCAGATCGTTTTTGCCTTTGAAATGCTCTTGACCAAAAATGATCGTCTTATTAAGCTTTTTGCTTGTGAGATGAACCTCAAGTATTCTCATCCATGCGTACATATGACCACCTCAGTATGTAAGAGCATCATGAATTACATCTTTGATTCGATCCATGAATTCTTCAGGCTTTATTTTTGTTGCGACAATGGCATAGTTTCGAAGATCATTTCTGTCTGTGTTGTATGTGTTCGATCTGCACAAAAACACATACTTTCCAAGACCAGAAGTTCTGAATAATGCATTTGTCGAAGAGCATTCGTCAAAAGAGTTTTTAGCAACGTCTATATTCTTTGAACACATGATCGCAAGTTGTTGATCATATACAGTCATGTACCAAAACGTACGTTCTTCATCTTCATCAATTATGATTGTTTGAGCTCTAATAGGATTTATTGCTTTTGGCTTTCGTACAATGATATTATTTCGATTGAACTTGAAAATGTAGTTGTTGTTTCCAAGTGTGACCAAAGCCTCTTGCTCTTCGTTTGAAGTGAGTTGATAGATCTCAAACTCTTTGTCGAGTTCTTGCAATTGCAAGCAAATCTCTCCGATGAAGTTTGTGAATCGCTCAACTTCTTGTCGATTTTTCTCATCATCTGAGTACGCATCAAATTGAGCGATCTTATATTTCTTTGCTTTTTGAGCAGCATCGATCGCATTATAAATCGCTTTTCCAATGAAGTAGTATGCAACACCATAAGCTGCAACCATCGTAACTGCTGCACCAACAATCCATCCTATAGGACCTGTAGCACCACAAGCAGCGTAAATACCTGCAGCAATACCACCTGCTACACTTGCACCAATTCCAACACCTGCAGCAATGCCTGCAGAAATAAGTTCAGGTTGTGTTGATGAGATCATGAGATTTTTGAAATCTTCAGTCATAAGACCTTTGTCTTCAAGTATTTGTGTAACCAGTGCGCCAATCTCATCCCATTTCATGAATGTGTTCGAGAATGACGTTACAAGCGGTTCAGTCAAAGTCGGAAGCTTTATATCATCAGCAGCTTTCAATTGACTTGATGTATCAACCATAAAGATCTCATTGAATGTCAACGAAAAGCCAAGAGTATTGATACCTTCTGTCCAGTCAAAGCTCGTTAAGATCATGTTTGATCTAGACAAGAATTTGCTTCGATCAAGAACTATATTCCACTTTGTGATTGTACAAGGCCATGCTTCTTGTTTAAGCTTCTCAATTGCAGATTCAAATCCCTTTTCATTAAATTGCGAACCAACAACATAGACGTCATTTGAGCCGTTGAGACTTGCTTTACCTGTGATCGTCATGCTTATTGGCTGCTTGATCGAATGATCAGCAACCATTGTGCCATTAGCGACAGGATGTGTCGTAAGTTCGTTTGAACCACTTACTCTCACATCTTCAATCGAACCAAGAATGATTTGCTTTGGATTTCGATCAATTACGTTTCCGGCAAGATCATATGTCTCTTCATAATAACTGATTTGTACGACATACGCACTCATGATGTACCTCCCAAAGCTCTAATGACCTGTTGATATGTCAATTGACCTGCGTTCGCAAGCCAAGATTGATCCTCTTTCTGAACATTCGTAAATGAATTGTCGATTCTTACATTTACGTTCGAATTGTTATTGACTAACGAGCTGCCTCGTTCATAGTCGAATTGAACTGAGCTCATATGACGCCTTGTTGAGAAATCGCCTTGTGAGTGTTTGATCATTCCACCAAGCCAGCCAAGAATCACCTTTGTAAGATCAAGCACAGCAGTCATCAAAGCTTTAAGTGTGTCTTTATTCTCAACAAACCATGCAGCAACATCGAGTGTGAATTCCTCTTTCATTGCTTTCATCTCGACTTCAAATTCTTCAAGAGTATCGAACGTTCCAGAGTCATACAAAGCCGTGTACTTTTCTGCAAACGTCGTAAATGTCTTTGTGAAAAGCTGACGTTGAGAGTCAGTCGCATAAAGCATGTCTTCTTCTGATCTGAAGCCAAGAGCATCACTTGCTTTTTGCCAAGCATATACTTCAGCTGCATTGAAGCCATATCTGAACGCAAGTTCTCTCGTATCTGCATTGCTTAGACGATTTGCTTTAAGCACATTTCCCATTTCATCAAGAGCACTTCCAATGACGTTTGCAAGACCTTGAATGAGAGATGTTGCTATATCTTGTAGTGCATCTTTGAAATCGTCAAAATCACCTGTGATTATGCCAGAAAAGAACTCGGTTCCAAATTTGAGTGCGCCACCAAACAATTCAGCGCCTTTGCCAAGAGTTTTAGCAAGCTCACTATTGTGTGAACTTAATTCTCGACCAAAGCCTTCAATTGCTTCAGCACTCCATTCTGCGAGTTCTTTTCGTTCTTTTCTACGACGATCTCTATCTTCTTTTTTAGCTCGACCGTCTTCTTTGCGTAAAGCGTCAATTTGCTTTTGAACTTGCTTTGCACTTGCTTCATCACCAGCTTGTTGAAGAAGCCGTAATGCACTTTCAAGATTCTTATAAGCATTGTCAAAGCTTAACGCATTTTTTACTGTCGTTTCAAACTTCGATAAGTCATCATCAGAAAACAAGTCAATGCTCTGAACTTTTTGCATTGCAGCTTTTAGACTTGTTTCGTCTGGCTGAAACTTAACAAGTATACTTTTCAAATAATCATCCATCGAAACTCCTTATTGTGTACGTTTGCTAGACTCCTCAATAATGCGTGATCGATTGTAATTTTGAATCATGCAAGCTTCATAAAGATCAAGCACATCATCAATAGTGTAGATGTCTTTGATCTCATGAAGCGTTGCATAATTGCATGTTATCAACACATAGATTATCGGATCTAGCCTCGTACATTCGACTAAATCATGTGGAATTCCGACCGAATCGTATCTAGTCAACTCTTCGATTCGTCGGATTTCGGAAAAAGCGGCTTAAGATAATCGTTGATGAATGTCTTTGAAATTTTGTTGATCGCAAGTACATTGTTCTCTATACCTGCAGGCATGAATGACATTGCGTTTTTCTCTTTGACAGGAAGCCAAGTATCACCAACTTTGACCTCGACATATTCGAGAATCCTGTAAAGACTATCGACAGTTGAATCAAAATCGTCAATATCAAACGTCGTCCTAAATGCCAGTGCTTCAATCGCATTCATCTTCTTTACTCTAAAAGTTTGAGAGTAATCTTTGATCGTGAATTCCATAACTTCTCCTTAAGTATGTGAACTTTGAATTAGTCCTGTAAAGTCGCCTTTAGACGATCTAGCAGTGACGTAATAATTGCCTGTTGCAGGAACCAAATCAGCATTTTTCTTTGCCTGGAAAGAAACTGTTTGTCCTGAGCCTATTGTATACGGTGAATCAAGCACAAAGATCTTGCATCCTGAAATGCTTGAAATCGCAGCAGAACTGTTAAAGTTGTTCTTGATAGAGATATATTCGATCGTCTCAAGAACCATTGCTGAATTGTACATATCATACAACTGACCTGAGATCTCAAGATTTTCGTATGTAGCGCTTATCGTTTGAACAATGTCTTCATCAGAATCACTTGTCACAGTATATGAGCCTGTGCCACCAGTAATTCGATGTCCTGCGCTTGGAGTAGCAACAATGTTGAGCACGTCTCCAGGACTCACAATGACGTAGTACATGCTCTTTTCAGAGTCATAAGTTTGAGTGAGCGCTCCAACTGAGTGTTGAGGATTGTATCCGACCGCAGTGATTGAAACATCTACACTTAATACCATTCCAGCATTGTAGTCCAAGTAAAGTTTACGTTCGACTGCCCAAACACCTTGACCATTGAATGTGATCGCAAAGCAATTCGCATATCCAGCTTGAGGTGGTGCGTATGAATCGATGATCGTATACCAAACGCCATTCGAATAGTAGATTGGATCATTTGCTGCAGGAGTTTGACTTACAGTGTAGCAATACTTTCTGTCAGACAATGCTGTAGCACAATACCAAGCATATCGAATTTGACTTGTACCACCAGAAGGATAATCAGATGTTTGAGAACGAACGTAAACATCTCCACCAACAATGGTTATGCTCGCAGGAGTGAGAGTCGTACCATCGTTTACTCTTACATGCTCAACTGAGCTTGAATTGAACTCAATGCTCATGAACTTACCTCACTATAAGTGATACTCAAAACACCACCAGAGAAGCTCATTGCAAAGTTGCTCAATCCAAATGCCTTTGTTGCCACAGCTGCCGAGTCAGCCAAAGCAGCATGACCAACATTCAAGTTAGCCGGATTCTGCCAAGCAAGTCCATTAGCTCCAACTCCAAGCAAATAACCTTGAGTTCCAAGACCAAGCTTACTTGTCGTTCCAGCAGCGCTTTGATAAAGCAGATCACCAGCAGCCCCACCAACAATGTTGTTAGCTGTTCCCGCATTCGTTGCATTCGTAGCGTTTGTAGCACTGCCAACGTTCAAATTGCTTGGATCGGTCCATTTGATTCGATTTGTTGCGCTTGTATCAACGACAAGCACAGATCCATTCGAGCCAATGCTTAACTTGCGTGTATTGCCTGACGAATACTGGAAAAGTAAATCGCCTCTTGAACCACCAGAGATGTTATCGGCTGTTCCACCACTTGCAGATCCGCCTCCGCCTTCGACCGTGCCCCAAAAGATCGACGAACCATCTGTCTTAAGAACTTGTCCTTCAGCACCAATCGGAAGAAATGCGGTTGTGTTTGGAGCGGACTGATAAACCAACGAACCGGCAGCACCTCCAGCAAGTTTTCCAGCTGATGTAGCGCTTGTTGCCGTACCTGCATTTGTTGCATTTGTTGCATTGTCTGCGTTCGTCGCATGATCTGCATTTGTAGCTTTAGCAACAGTGGTCGTACCACCAACAATGTTGTTTATTGATGTCAAAAGTGCGTCGACAGAAGCTTTACTTGCAATTCCGCTCGCTAAAACGGTTTTCACGTTTGCTAAGCTCGTAGTAAGATCTACCGTTGAGCTCCCGCAGAATTGTTCCATCAATGCGACAGTGATCAGTGAGTTCTGTCTAAGAATTGTGTTCATCAACTTAGCAGGAACTGGCTGACCACTCGCATAACCACTCGCTCTCTGACTTGAATTGAAGAAGTCGTTTTGAGTGAGAATGTTGTCACCAAAAACTGCAGAATCAAGCCAAGTCTTGAAGTTTGTAGCCATTTTACTCCTCCGTCAAAGAGTCAAGAGAAATACCCGATTTACGAGCAACCTCTTCTTCATGCTTCTCCAATGTTTCTTTTGTTTCGATCTCTTCATCAGTGATCTCGTCTTCAGATGCATTACCGATTGTCAGGATCTTGTCTCTCACAAGAGCTTTGACTGTCGGCCACTCAACAATCTCAACAGGATAATTGAATGTTCCTTCTTTGATCTGAACAGAAAGTTTCGGCCAAAGCGGATTGATCTTCAGTCTGTCAGGAATGTGTGCGTCCTTGTTGGTGACGTCCTGGAGCTGAAGACCAGCGGTTACCGTGATTGTGATTTTGCTCTGAATACGAACAAATTCTTCCGGTTTGACTTCCACAGTTTCTACTGTTTTCTTGCGTGCCATAATGTTATTCTCCTTCGTTTTCATCTATTGCATAGACTTTCATTAACTCACCAGTAAGACACTTAGTGAGGTGTGTTCCATTTAATGCTCGATAAAGTTCGACATTAAGCAAATTCACATTTTGCCTTGTGAGCTCTCGCTTTTGCCATAACAAGATCTCTCGAACATTATCGAACATGTTGACAAATTGATCATCAATCGTGTAGAAGATGATGAAGAATCTGCCTTTGTAAAGTGCATGAGGTCCTGTTCTAACTTCTCGCATTTTGAATACCTCATGAGAGATCAATGTTTTCCATCTCTTCGTTCATTTTGTCATCAAGCTTATCGATGTCCTCGTCAGTAATATCGAAATCGATAATCGAATTTGCGCTATATGCTTGAATTGCCTTTGCGTATTGTTTCAACGTAATGACTCCGTCACCAAGCATTCCAGAAAGAAGATCAACAAAGTTCTTGAGTGCCTCAACCTTTTCTTTGTCTTGTTTCTTCATCAACAATGAGTTGAACGTAAACTCAACGTGCTCTTCGATGTCATGAATCTTGAACTGAACTGCCAAGAATTTCTCATATACAGGTCTGACAAAATTCTCACATCTGTTGTTGATTGTCTCATCATATCTCTCCAATGCCTCCTCGTCTTGAGAAAAACCACCTTTGAGATCGCCAAAGAGAATGCCTTGCATCTCTAATGCCGATGAGATCAACCACATGTTGTTTTGAAGCAAGTCAGCCAAGCCCGTCAAACCAGAGAAAGTGTTTTGCTCATACTCATCCTCTTTGTCCAAGAATGTCAACGAATTGAATGAGCGTCCCCAGTTCACCATCTCCAAGCGCTTACGAAGTTGTGCCTCATTATCGGCGTCAGCTCCCATAAAGACACCTCTCATACCAGACATCTTTATGACCTCAATAAGCGCCTTATCAACAAGTGACTGTATGCTCGATTTGAGCTTGTCGTCTCTGCTCAATTCGTTCAAAATGTGCGAACCTTCTGCGTAACCCCATCCTTGAAGCATTCCGTTTTTGATAAGTTTTGGAGCGAATCGATGCTCATATCGAAGTACATAGTCATGATGGAATTTTAGCGTTTTGCCATCAGCCAAAGTCACGTCATAGTATTTCGGTTTGCCAAAGTCAATGTTGTTCATATCCGTGACCGTGTCAGATGAAGGTGCGACTCCATACCAACGATCGACCACGTACATGCGCATAGTCTTTGATTTTTTGAGCTTTGCATAGTTCATTGGCTTTTCGTACTCTTTGTCATCAATGTTGTCAAACAACATCACTGCGATAGCGCCACCGTAAAGTGCACCCCATTCGAAAAGCTGAATGAAGTCTGAACGATACTTCTTCATGATTCGATACATCTCATCCGCTTTTTGGCTGTCCATCGTAAGAGTGATGCCTGCTCGAACTTCATCTTGAGCCGGTTTGTCAATCGCACGTTTGAACACCCAAGAAGAGTTGTAGAGTGTTGTCCAAAGCGTAAAGTTTAATGTATCATTCGAAAAGCCATATGATGCAAAGTCCTCAGCTTTATCAGCAGAGCCAATCGACAGCAATGTGTTGGTATAGCCTGCAGTTTTGATCGGGACTGAATCATTGATTGCTTCATTGATTTTCTTGCATCCATCAGCGATCGAATCACTTAAATCGTATTTTGCGTTCTTGCGAATGCTCTCAAGAAACATGTTAACGACTCTTTGCTGTTGTGCTTGTCTTTCTTCACTTTCGCTCATGTTTTCTCCTTTCCTTCCTATTTATTAGAATTCGTGTACACGCATGTGTGTATGTGTATGTGCAGTTGAATTCCTTTTCTTAATTATATTATATCATATTTGATTAACAAAGTACATACGCGCGTGTGTAAATGAGTTTACTTTCAAACACATTCGACAAGTGTTACTTTTTTGATCTCGAAAGTAATAGGTTTTAAGAGTTTAACTCAGAGTGAATATTTATTTTATATATATATATCCATATATATCTTTTTTTTATTTTATTATTATTATATTTTATATTAAATATCTTAAAAAATAATACTAAAAAAATACATAGCGTTGTTTTGAAAGTAATTTATTTAACTCATTTAACTCGAGATAAATAAATAAAAAGTCTTTACTTTCAAAAAAAGTTTGGTTCATTCAAATCCAAAAATATTTAAGTGTTTAAGAAGTTAAATACAAGTTAAATAAAGAGTTAAACGGCTGCACCATGAACATTCAAATCCAAAAATTGATACTGACTTCTTAAAACTTTTGAAAAAAAAGTTTAGAAAGCATAAAAAACTTTTAAGAAAAGTATGTACATTTGAATCAAAATATGATATAATGATAATGTAAGGGGAATTAAACAAATCGACACCCCAAAGAAAGTGAGAGTAATCACATGACAGGCAATCAAAAACAAGCGTACATCAACATCAAACACACAGCAAACGCACTTATTGGTGGAATCGAAAACATCACCTACGACTATCCTGAAGATTCAGAAGCTTACAAAGAAGCCGTTCGTCGTTTGAACGATCATGATGGTCTCGTTAAAGAGCTTTATATTACAGCAACTACTGAGATCCATCGCGATGGTTTCTGCTGCTTCGACAAACGTGCATGTGCTCAGGAACTTCGTAACATCAACTTCTGCGGTAAAGACTGGCTCATGGAACAATGCGAAAAGCGCATTACGGAAGAGGGCTACTAAGCCCTCCTCCTCTCGTCAATCATTCACCACGTATCACAACTACCAACTACCAACAATATTGCTAACTTAAAGGAGACAACCATGAAACAGTATTTCATTTCCGTTAAAGTCAAAAAGCTCAACACTTCGTTTGAAGTGAGTGTCAATGATCAGTTCGAATTCATAAGCAAAGTATCAAAACATCTGTTCTTCATCAAAGGCTCAAAACCGTGTGAAGTCTATGAATGCGAGCCTATCGTCCTCGTCAATAACGGATATAGCGGCTACCTTGATAAACTTAAGTCAATTGAGATCGCATGCGCATGTGCCACAGACGTTTCGTACTATGTCTGCACTCGTACAGGTGAGATCTTCGAAACTTTCAAAAATGCACTCTGCTCATTCATCAAATCAGGTTTCAAAAACAAGTTTAAGCACATTAAAGCTCAGCAATAAGGAGGCAACCAAATGAATAACACCACAATCAAAAGCGCATGTCGTACGATCTTCGCATACAAAAATGGCGATCTGTTCTTGCAGCTCATCGGTTACAAAAAGGATGCATCAAGACGAAATCATGGTGCGATATACAAAAACACATGCGATCAAATCCAATCACTCGTTCCTGACGACGCAATCACAGTGTTGATGCCTTCCGTTCGAGTCAAAGGCAAATTCGTTCGTATTAAAGGCACAGGTATCCTTTTGAAAGATTGGTCAATTGAAAACACCTATTTCGATGCCGTTCCTCTTACAAATATCGACAATGTTGCTACATGGCTTGATGCGGATGATGGATTTTACTGCTCGTGCTGCGGACATAAGTTTCATTTCGGAGAATCATCATTTGACACATGTCTATCATGCGGAAGCAAAATGTCATTTCCAATTACAAAACCTTCGACTAAAAAGGAGATCAAACATGAACAAAAACAACTCTCAATCGAGCTCCTCTGATCTCATCTCTCTTAACAAATGGGATCATCGATTTATGAGCATCGCATTTGCGGTCGCTTCATGGTCTTCATGTCTTCGCCACCATGTTGCTGCAGTGATCGTGAAAGACAATCATATTTTAGCAACCGGCTATAATGGCGCTCCTTCAGGAATTAAATCTTGTCACGATCGTAAAGAATGTATTCGCAACACTCTTGAAATTCCATCTAGTCAGCAAGCTCAAATCTGTTATGCCATACATGCAGAGCAAAATGCGATCTTGCAAGCTGCTCGTCTTGGTGTTTCTCTTGAAGGTACAACGATTTATTGCACTCACAAACCTTGTTCATTATGTACGAAATGTATCATCAATGCCGGTATTTCTCGCATTGTGTATGCGCATCAATATTCCGACTCGTTTGTTGATACTTTACTCGAAAACGCAGAAATTCAAAATCTTATCAAAATCGAAAGGATTGTAAATTATGAAACATTTAACTGAAACCGAGCTCGTCGATCAGGTCAAAGCTCTTTGTATTGATAGAGGCTTTACTACCTCTGATGTAAATCAACTTATCATCAAACTTGATGAACTCAACTTTTTCAAAGCACCGGCATCTACGAAATATCATGGTGCATATCCTGGAGGTCTTGCTCAGCACTCGATCAATGTTGCTACAGTGCTCGTCAATCTAACAAATATTTTAAAGCTAACATGGTCTCGTCAAATTTCTCCAGTGATTGTCGGTTTACTTCATGATCTTTGCAAATGTGACTCATACATTCAGAAACCCGACGGCTCGTTCTCGTTCAACACTGACACTCTTCTTCATGGTCATGGTGAGAAGTCTGTCATTATGATTCAGCGATTCATGCCTCTCAACGAAGATGAGATCGCATGTATTCTTTATCATATGGGCGCATTCACAGATTCGTCAAAGTGGAATGAGTATACGAATGCCGTACACGAATACTCAAACGTCCTTTGGACTCATACAGCCGACATGTATGCGTCGCATATTATTGAAGTACATGAAGAGGAGACAAAGAAATGACAAAGCCTATTAACACAATCATTAGTGACACTAATGAAATGCCAGAACTTGGAAAGACAAAGTTCATAATGACCGAAAAGAGTGTGAGTGTCACAAAAGACCTCATCATTGCTGTGTTGCTAGACAAGTTCGGAAACAACGTCGACGATAAACGATCGATTACAGTTGACATCACCAGTTTCATAGCCGTAGCAAACGAATATGAGTATCCAATCTCCATTGACGTCACACCTGATCTCAAGAAAGTAACAATCTCTTCAAAAGTTTCTAGCTAATTTAATCTTGAATGTTTACATTTTGATTTGAATGTTATATAATTATCTTATACCACAAATTAAGGAGGCAACTTTATGACTCAAGCAAAAGTATATCTTGAAATGCTTGAAGATAAAGGCATTAAAATTCATCAATCTGGCTCTGACGAAGACGCATTCTTTCTTCTTTCAGTCGCAGTTGCAAACGTAGCACTCAAACAAGAGCTTGATTCATTTGATTTTCTGACGTTGATGTTTGAAGTGTTTACGTCTATCAAAAAGAATCAAGACAAAACAATGCAAGTAGAAGTCAATCCTGAGTTTATCAGAATGCTCAATTCATTGAAAGGATCTCTTGGTGATGACGAAGACGAAGAATCTTGATGATCTCATTTCAGCAGTCGATACAGCAACATTGTTGAGCAGACCTTTGTCAGAATGGAGACCGATACTTTCTCAAGAATGTCAAGTATATGTCATTGGAGCAAACTACATCGCAAAACGGTTTGACCAGATCAATTATCGATTCTGCGACAAAATGACAGCAAAAGAGATCTTGATTGACAATCTTTACTCGCTTCTTCGTTACAAGTACTTTCCGAAGCCTTCAGATGAAGCGGATGATCGCATCAACAAGATTGTTGCTTCGTTTACTGCAAACTTGAAAACGACACTTCGTAAAGTCTCATTCGATAAAACATCTGACGCAGACTTGATCAACTTTCTTCCTGATGGATGTATCGCTTTTCGAAATGGAGTTTTTGACTTCAGAAAGAATGATTGGTTATTCAGATATAACGTGATTAAAGTTCCTCGCATATCCAATAGTATATATTTATACGATCCTTCGTATGCAATCATGTGGTACTTCGATTACGAGTTTGAAAGTCTGGATATCGATCTTAACAAAACGTCTTTGAATGAGTTCATTGACATGATGAAAGTGTTGACAACTCAACCTGGATCTAGAAACTTCTGTTTTGAGCTTATGTACAATATTTCACATGACATCAATGACAAATATTCGCAAGACAAATTCGTTCATTTGTGTGAGATACTTGGATATACTTGTCTTCAGTCTTTTTGTCAAGCATTCATCTTTTTGATTGGTACTGGACAGAATGGTAAGAACTCACTATTTGATGGATGCTTTACACATAGACTTGTACCTCGTGCAGCAGCAAATGACCTTGATGAGATTGAGAATGACAGATTTGTCACAGGCTCACTTGAAAATACATCTCACAATATCTTTCTTGAGAGCTCTGGCAAAACTTATACTGAATCGAAGATGATCAAAGCACTTACAGGTTCTATGAACCAGACAATTCAAAACAAAGGCACAAATAAATACTCTTCGTTCATCAACTGCAAATTCGTATTTGCTGGCAATGAGCAAGACAAAATCAAGTTTGTTGATAATACGACTGGTTTTAGACGAAGAATCAACATGCTTGAGATCTTCTATCGTTGGGATGCCGCAAAGAGATTTTTGAAGAAAGGCGACTATTTCGATACGACTTTTTCTGACTCTTTGAGAGAATTGACTGATGATCCAATGAACACGACTGTGTACATCTATTTTGCGATGTATGGCATCATGCACGCAACAGACAATTTCAAACGTAACTTTCGTTTCTCATTCAATGATTGGACATTCAGATATTCTGATGTCGATATGGATATGAAAGATAAGATCGATGGTATCACAAATCAAAGCATTGTCGACTATATTCAGACAAATCAAAAGACTCTCGACGAAGGAAAGAGAATGTTCTTCGATATGCAGAGAGTAAAGCTCTTCAATAGTCGATCAATGAGAGACATTGGCATTACGACATTCGATGAGCTAGTCGAATTCTTCAAAGACACAGAGCTTTTCATCTCATACTTTGCTGAGCATGACGTTTATATGTCTGTGAGAGCGATACAAGCAATCATTAAAGATCTTTCGACTGCTGCAGCGTTTACTCAGCAATTCAAAAAAGCGTATATGATCCAGTCGTTAGAAATTCTTGACACAAATCGGCCATACGTAAAAGTCACATTTATGAATGGCAAACTCAGAATCTTAAAGTAAGGAGGTGAGATTATGGGAAGACCGAAGAAAACGTCTGTCATGGCTCTTGAACAAAAAGAGAATGAGCTTTCGACAATTCAGTCCGATGTTGCTACAATCCAGCAGCAATACGAAGTTGCGCTTCAAACTGATCCTCAGTACTCATTGGAAGTCGATCCTGAAGACAAGTATCACATGACAGATACTCAAAAAGTATTCGTAAAGCAGTATGTCGAATACAAAAGCGTTGGTATTGCGGCTGAACTTGCAAAAATCGACAAAGATACTGCAATGTCGTATTTGACAGCATACTCTTCACAAGAAGAGATTCGTCGAATCAACAGAGCTTTGTATCATCGACAATTCAACAACAAGGTCTTGTCGCTTGATCAGCTTGGCGGATATTTGAGCTCATTGCTCATGGATGAGAATGTACCGATTGCCGACAGACTTTCAACAAGAGACAAACTACGTGTTGTTGAAATGCTCATTGAGTTGAATAAGATGAAGATGGAATCATTCTCAGATCCTTCGATTCTTATGGCAAAAGACATCGACATTCAAATCAAGAGCTTGTCTGTTGCAACGATTCAACAGCTCTTAACTCAAAGTCAAAAGCCAAAACCTGTCACAGTTTATGCCGAAGACGGAACATCATTATCACCAGAAGAGAATGCGTATTTAAGCACTCTTCCAACAAACGAAATACTTCATCTGTTAGATGAAACGAACAAAAAGGAGAATAACAATGACACTGAACAAACTGGTACTTGAGATTCATGGAGTCACTGAGAATGACTACAAAGCTTGGTGCAGAGAGGTTCATAAAGCCGCATATAAAGCATCAACGAAAGCGGATTTCTTTTTAAGAATTCAAGACGGTCGACTTGTCAAAGATCAAGACGGAAAGCTCATTAAGAAACGTAGAGGTGAGCAAAAATGAAGATAAAGAAAGACATCATTCTTAAGATCTACATCAAGTATCATGCTCGTCCGTTCACACTCATTCTTGAGTCGAAAGCAGACGTTGATAAGTTTCATACTGCTTTGCTTGATGAGATCGTTCATTTTGGTCCTTTGACATTCAAGAGATCTGATTTCAAATATGCGATAGAGGAGTAAGTTATGGAACTTATTGAGGCAACTACACAACTTAAAGGCACTCATTTCAAAAAATTTCGAAAACTCGCTGGTTCTGATGATGAACTTGTAATTGCGACGTTCGAAAAACTCGACATCACTCTTCAAGCAACACTTAGCACATTTCGTTCATTCTTTCAAGAACAGAAAATTGATTGTGCTGATGATGAGATCGTAACATTTGCGACTGAGAACGCTGCACTCGTATGCTCAGGTCTTTATTACAAAAAATGGTGCAAGCCTTCTTGGTCAATCTGCATTTTTGCTGACGAACAAAAACCTGCGACTAAAGCACCAAAAGTCATAATGGCCAAAAGCCAACATGTTGTTAGCATTGCATATGAAGATGCACTTGAAGATGCCGAAACGAAAACCGGTTCAAATTCTGAACTTACTCGATGGATCAATCAATACTCAACAATCTTGACTCTTCAAGCTTTCTTCAAACGTAAAGTCGTTGTAAAGATTGATGATTATGATTGGCTCACAATCGATGAACTTAAAGAAAAAGGAATACTAAAATGAAACTTTCACATTCAAAGCTAGCTTGTATTCTGAGCTGCCCGATGTCGTATTATTTGACATACGTTGAAGGCATCTCGAAAAAAGTCGAAAAACCTGCTCTTGCAATCGGATCTGCTGTTCACTGGGGCATTGAGCATGACACAGAAGATTTGACAGACTATTTCAACTCTGCCGAAGGAGCATATACAAAAGAACAGTTGCTTGCTGAAGCGATGGTTCATGGCTATCTCAAGCATAAAGATGAGATTTTCAAGCAGCTCTTAACTGATCCTGAAACAGGTGAAGAACTTGAGCTTGTGAATGAAACTCATGAACTTTACTTGAATGGCAAACTCAAATCGTCATCTTTTGACTTTCATGATTTTGTCGGCATTGTCGACTTGTTGATACTGACAAATAAAGGCTTCATCATCATCGACTATAAGACTTCGACTTATGAGCCTGATTGGGACAACTATCTTGATCAGATCTATCGTTACATCTTCCTGCTCAATTCGACTTATCCTGATGTTCCGATTGTGAAAGTCGGTATCGTCAATATTCGTAAAACTGCGATTCGTCAAAAGAAGACCGAAAATGAGTCTGAGTTTTTGAATCGAATGAAATTCGAATATGAGCTTAATGATGAGCATTACGTCAACTATCATGAGTATCCGCTCATTACAATTGACAAAGATCGAGTTCAGTCATATATTGAGAATCTTTCAAAGATGTGCGATACAGCTCAAGTCATTGCCGATCGTAAAGCATGGTACATCAACTTTTCTGCAGCGAATGGAACATATGGAAAGTCTGACTTCTGGGACATTTTCTATCACACTCCTGACGCATATCTTCTTTACAAGATCTCTGATTCGATTTGGGATGAAGATAGCAAGTCAATCGTCAACACAAGAGATTGCGTGCCGATTGATATGATGGTCATCGATCACAACAACGTTCTGAATCATTATGACAAGTTCAAGAGCATTATCAAAGATGAAACGATTGATGATCATCTCTTCGACAGACTAAAGAGCTCATACATTTGTGATGACAACCTACTTAATCAATATGTTGATACATTCCTTCATGAGTCGTAATCAAAAATAAAATAAAAACTTTTCAAAAAAGTATTTACTTTCATCTTATTTTATGATACAATAGAATAAAGGAAGGAGGTATACTCTATGGCTAGAAACAATATCAAAGTATTGACTGCTGATCAGCTTAAACGATTCAACCAAAAGTATGTTTTTGATGTTGAAGATGATGACATTATCGTGATGATAAACGGTTATGATCGAATAACTCGACATCCGAAAAATGAGTCATTCGAAATCAACTCACAGACAACTGTCAAGCGAAAAGTTCGATTTACAGTTCAAGCAATCAACTTTTGGCTCGAGTTAAGAAACTCACCAATGAAACCGTCTTTGTTTGACATTCAGCAAGCAGTCAATATTCTCACAATCTCATATCAGAAAGTCGATATTGACAATGTCGTTAGGCTTCTTAAAAAGCCAGACGTAAAAATTCAAAGAATCTATTAAGGAGAAGTTCACATGAAACGAATCAAAATGGCCTTATACGGCGAACCTGGTGTAGGCAAATCAACATTCGTCAGCCAGGCAGAAAAGCCATTCTTCATCTGTACTGATGGAAACTATGAGTGGCTTGAAGAATTTGGTGCAGATCCAGATGCTCACATCAATGTGTCATCTTGGGAAGAGATCAAGAAACTCATCAACAATCCGTCTGCATTTGATGGATATGAGACTATTGTCATTGACTTGCTCGAAGATGCATTCAAGTGGTGCGAGTACGAGTACTGTGTGAGAAGCAAAGTCGACCATGTATCTGATGTTGGTTATGGCAAAGGCTATGACATTTCTCGGAATGAGTTCTTTGTTGAGATCAGCAAGTTGCTTTCTCTTGACAAGAACGTAGTGTTGATTATGCACGGTCTCACATATACTGTAAAAGATCGCAGAGGAGTTGAACACACTCGTTATGCGCCGTCTTCTCGTATTCCAGACAAAGTGCTTGACATGATCGAAGGTCGAGTTCGTTACTTCTTGAGATGCTATCTTAAGGATGAAGAGCAAAAAGATGGAACGTTGATCAAGAAAAGAGTTCTTTCGATCGTTCCTAAGCCCGACGAATTCGGTATTGCTCGTGGATTGAATGAGAACTCTGTTCCTCATGACATTCCTCTTGACTGGAAGACATTTGCAAACGTCATTGGTCTTACAACTGAAGAAAAGGTCGAAGAGGTAAAGCACAAACGTAAACGTGCAGAAGCTCAAACCGAATCTGTTCCTGAGCCTGTCATTGAAACTGCAAAAGCAGAACCTGTCAATGAAATAAGTTCAGAAGATGCTCAGCTCACAATTGATGATGTGCCGTTTGACATGCTCAGTCCTGTAGTAAAAGCTCCTGAACAGAAACCTGAACCTGCGCCTCAGCATACTCCTGCTCCGACTCCTGCACCTTCGCCTGTTCAGTCGAATGCAGATAAACTTGCATCCATTAAGGCAAAACTTGCCGCACTCAAAAAATAAGGAGATAGATTATGCAAAACGAAGATTTGAAAGCAATGTTTTCACAGCTTGACAGCATTCTGAGCAATGTTGATTTGAGCGATGTTACAGCCGAAAGTACAGGCTTTACGGAATTGCCTGACGGCTATTATTTGTGTGAAGTCGAAAAAGCCGAGCTTAAGACGAGCAAAACCTCTCATATGCCGATGGCTACTTTCCAGTTCAACATCGCCGAAGATGGTCATGATGCTGAGATTGATGATGACAAAAACGTCATGCTGAAAGACATCAAGAAAACAAAAGGACGTAAGATCTTTATGTACTATGTGCTCAAAGATGAACGTTCTGTAAAGAGATTCGCAACAGACATGTTGAAATTTGAAGGTGAAAATCCTGGTGAGTCTCTTCTTCCGAAAGAAGCATTCACAACATCTGAAACAATTGAAGATGCGCTTGATGTGCTTGTCGGAATGAGAATCTATGTTCAGATTTCAACAACTGTCAATGACGATGACACGAAATCGACATGGAACAATCTCATCTCTTGGAAGAGAGCTGCTGCATTAAATCTACCGATGTAAGATGAGTGCGATAGACGTATTAAACAGAATTGTCGATACTGCGCTTTATCCGGCAAATCTAAAATATTGTCTTGTCGCAAGTGATAAAATGCCGCTTAAAATCGACGGGTCACCAATTCATACAAATCAATTTGATGACTTCGTCGATTTTGATGAACTTCTCACATGTGAAAATCTTGAAGATTATGCAGGAGTTGGTATTTCAATTCAAGCAAGCAATGTACATGCGATTGACATAGATCATTGCTTTTCTGAACCAAACAATATCAACTCTGCAGACTCAAGAGCTATTGATGCATTAAAACGATTTGAGAATCTCGCTTATTGCGAGTTTAGCTTTTCAGGTACAGGTATGCGAATTATTTTTCGACAACCTCTCATTGAAAACTACTCAACGAAATACTACATCAAAAATGAAAAAGTTCACATCGAATATTATCAACCGACAAGATCATATCGATATGTAACTGTCACAGGAAACGTAATCGTAAATCAGACTATCGACAATGTTGATTTTACGCCGGTCATAACTCAGTTTCTTGATGATTATATGAAACGTGGAGAACGACCTGCTCATAAAGTCAACACAACAGAAACAGAAACAAGATCTTTTGAAGATCTAATGAAAGTCGTAAAGTATTTGTATTTCAAGAATGCTACATTTCAAAACTTATGGTTTGGAATTGCACCAGGTTCAGGTAAAAATGAGTCTGAACTCGACTACCAACTTCTTGCAATGCTTTACGAAAACGTAACTCAAGATGAAGAGATGCTCTTGAAATTATTTGAAGAATCACCATACTTCAAAACGAAAGACAGAAAGCACATCTTCAAATGGGAAAATCAAGAACACAGATATTTCAAGTACATGTACTCAATTATAGGAGGAACAAAATGAAAGCTTACATCGCAGGACCATTTTTCAATAAAGATCAGTTGAAATCAATGGAACGACTTGAAGACGTTCTCAGAAGAAATCATGTCTCAATGTTCAGACCTCGCTTTGATGCAGGTCAGATTAAAAACATGAAAAACGCAACAAATGAAGATTTGAGAAACGTCTTTGAAGATGACATACATGGAATTGACACTTGCGATTTTATCATCGCAAATTTGACATATAAAGACACAGGCACAGCATTTGAGTTAGGATACGCATATGCAACGAACAAGCCTGTTGTTCTTTTCAACGAAGAAGGTATTTCAGGAAAGACGGTCAATCTTATGCTTGCTGCAGTCGCAGATGCATATTACAACAACTTAGTTGAATTGTCCGATGCACTTCGTACAAATAATCTCGACTCTAAAATAACAGGTGAGAGGTTAGACATAGAATGACAGACGACGAACTACTTTCAATGTATCGTTTGAAAAGCATCGTTCGATACAATAACAAACCAAAGCTCACAGAAGAAAGTGTTGCAGAGCATTCATTCTTCGTAGCAATGATTGGACTTAAAGCTTGTGATGAGCTTAATGTCGACGATCAAGTTCGTCTTGAAGTATTGCTTAAAGCATTGCTTCATGACATGCCTGAGATGGAGATCAACGACATTACACATGACGTCAAATGTCGACTTCATCTTGAAGAGTTTCTTGCAAAGTATGAAGACGAATATTATCAAGCAAACTTTCCTGATTATGCAGAGCTTATGAAACGACATGACACACTTGCAGACAGAATTGTTGATTATGCAGATGCAATGAGTGTAAAGCAATTCTGTTTACATGAAATGAGTCTTGGCAACAGCTCAGACACAATCAAAACTATTCTTGCAGATGCAGAAATGCGAGTATTTAATCTGGCAAATAAAATTCAGGAGATATTATGAAAACAATTTCAAAAGGTTATGAAGATATTTCAGTCGAGCTTATCGACTATGAAAGTAACATTGCTGAGCATGCATGGAATTGCTATCGTATGACATGGAAACATCTTCAAAATGTACCTTATAATCCTTTCGATGATAGATGCAAAGAGGCTTTGAACAATATCATCAAAATGAGAGCATTGCCTATGCCTCGTGAACAGGCAATCATGACATTCAGAATCAACAACATCAGCCGCGTCTGTCTTGCTCAGATCACTCGTCAACGTAAAGCAGCTTTTAATGTTGAGTCTCAAATGCCAAGACCGGTTGAACACAACGTCATTCTTCCATTGAATATCGTTCTTGATGATGAACTTTCAAATGAAGCAAGAGAACTTATTCGTAAATCTCAAACGTTTTATGACAAGCTCATTAACAAAGGTATTCCTCCTCAGGATGCGAGATATTTGCTTATGCATGGACAAACGACTTCGCTTGTCTATGTTGTTGATATCAACACTTTTGTAAGTTCATTTGGCTTCAGATGCGAGAACAACTTGTCTGATGAGATCAATCTCGTTTATCGACTCTGTAAAAAAGCGATTTTAGACAAAATCGCATATGACAGATCATGTGATGCGATTGATGATCTTACATATGAGTTTTATAAAACAATCATTTCTGCAGCAGATGCAATGGGTGCCAAACAGCATGTTGGTGCAAATGTCGATCATGTGTTTGGAAACTCGTTTAAGCGCTATCCTGATGCGAATGAAGAGGTGACGGAGATCACAAAGAATTGCGACTATGACTTTTCAAAGTCTGCGTGGTATTTCGAAATGCAAAGACTTCCTGACGAGCTCTTATTCAATGGAGAAAAGGAGATGATCGAATCGTGGAAGAAGAATTAAGATACTATGAAGTAGTGCTTGATGGCATCGACAAAACAGGAAAAGATCTTATCTCTCATTATGTGTTCTTGCTTTCTAAGAAACGTTACTTGTGCAGATCTCGTGGCATAATGTCAATGATCGCATATAATTATGTATATGGTCGTCCGTATGTATATGATCTCAATGAAAAACGTACATTAAATGTGCTATTGACTGTAGACAAAGAAGATTGGAAAATTCGTTGTGATGCAAATAACGAGCCTTTGATTGATTTCGAAACTGATTCTGCAGAATTTGAACGAGCATATAAAATACTCAATGACTATGGATTCGAAACACTTCGATTTGATACTTCTGCTGAAACGCCATATCAGATCGCAAAACAGATTGTTGCACGTATGGCACAGCTAAATTCAGGAGGTGATGATCTTGGTCACATCTAATTTGTCTTTTACTGCAATTGATGTGATTTGTTCTGCACTAAATTGCAAGCCTGCAGATATAACTGTGGTCAAACAACTTGGAAGCATGACAAATCGAAATATCGTCTTCAAAGCTGGCTCAAAAAAGATGTATGTTCTTCGTAATCCTGGTGAAGGAACTTCAGAACTTGTTGATAGAGCTCATGAGTATGAAACGTATCAGACAATCGCAAAGTACAATTTCTCAGATGAGCTTATCGCATACGATAAAGACACAGGTATAAAGATCACGAAATTTGTCAACAAAGCATCTCCTTGTAAACCAGAGAACATGAAATCGGTTGCCAAATGCATGTCGCTTCTTCGTTCTTTTCATGAAAAAAAGATCAAAGTATCTTATTGCTTTGACTTCTATGAAATGATCGACAAATATGAAAGACTCATGCATACATCAAAGTATAAGACATATGATGAAGTAAAAGCTCGAATCATTCAACTTGTAAAGTTCTTGCCGATCACGTCAAATGACTTTGTGTTGTGTCATATCGATCCAAATCCTGATAACTTTCTCATCACTAACAACAGGACGTACCTGATCGACTGGGAATACGCAGGAATGCAAGATCCACTTGTTGATGTTGCGATGTTTGCGATCTATTCTGGTTACTCAATGAAAGAAGTAGACGACTTGCTTAAGCTTTATCTGCTGCGCGAGTTTGCTTCGTTTGAACGAGATAGATTGTACGCATATATCGCAATTTGCGGTTTGCTTTGGTCAAACTGGTGTGAGTATAAGCAAGAAAAAGGCGTTTACTTTGGAACGTATGCATATGCTCAATTTGCTTATGCTTCTGAATTTTCGAGGTATTTACTATGCAGCAAATAAAGAATGCAATCATTATGGCTGCTGGAGCAGGAACAAGACTTCAGCCATATACGCTCGATACACCGAAATCATTACTCAAGGTCAATGGTAAACCGGTCATTGAATCTTTGATCGAGACATTAAAAGCAAAGCACATAGATGATATCACGATTATCACAGGTTATCTCAGAGAACACTTTAGCTACCTTAAATATAAATATATGGTCAACATCGTCTATAATCCCTGGTGGGTACACACGAACAACATTTCATCACTTTATGTTGCTCGTAAGTATCTTTCATGTACACTCATTATGGATGCCGATCAAATTATTTATGATCCGTCTGTGATACCAACTGATATCGAGCATTCTGGTTATTTGTGTTACTACACAGATAAACGAATTGCAGAATGGGGCTTGACGCTTAACGATGAAAACAAAATCATTTACGCAAAGCGTGAGTTTGCAGAAAAGAATTTTGCTCTTCAAAGTGTATCTGCTTGGACAAAAGAAGACACAAGCATGTTAAAACGATATCTTCAAAAAGTCTTTATTCGTAAATATTCTGATCGATATTGGGATGACATTGCGATGTTCATTCATCCTGAAAACTTTGCACTCTATGGCTATCCTATCGAGAAAAATGCGATAGTCGAATTCGACACAGTCGAAGAATATGAAAGGATCTTACAAAATGAAAAAACTTGACAAATCGGTGCTTTTTATACCGATCATACTCATTGTCTGCTTATCACTCTTCATTGCGATATTTCCATCAGTTTCTGGCAACATCATAAATACAATTCGAGACTTTCTTGGAAACACGATCGGAGTGTACTATCTCATCTTCGGAATCGTAGTGTTGATAGTTCTTGGCTATCTTGCATTTTCGAAAGTCGGAAAAATTCGATTAGGCTCATCATCTGACAAGCCAATGAACACATTGACATGGGGCATTTTGATCTTCACTTCAACAATGGCTGCCGACATCTTATTCTACTCGTTCCATGAATGGTCTTACTACTACTCAAACAATGTTGTTGCAGAGCGAGCAATACAAGAAGAAGAACGGTTACTTTGGTCTTCGACATATCCGCTCTTTCATTGGAGCTTTATTCCTTGGGCGTTCTATCTTGTACTTGCAGTGATCTACGCATATATGTTCTTCAAAGCAAAACGACAAGATCAACAGAAAATCAGTGAAGCATGTCGTCCTTTGCTTGGAGATAAGTCAGACAAATGGCAAGGTAAGACAATCAACATTGTTGCTATGTTTGGTCTACTTTGCGGGACATCTACTACATTTTCGGTTGCAACACCTTTACTTACTGCTGCATTATGCAAGCTTCTCAACATTCAATATTCGAGAATTATTGCGATCATCATGCTCTTTATCATTGCTACGATCTACACGTTTGCAGTTCTTAAGAAGAATGGCATCTCACTCATTGCAAAAATTGCGATCATCTTGTTCTCAATCTTCGCTGCGCTTGTATTTATCATCGGCAATCCGAGGTTCATTATTGAGAATGGACTTCAGGGTATCGGAAACATGCTCGGAAACTTTGTTCAGCTCTCTACTTGGACTGATCCTACTCGAGCTTCATGCTTTCCGCAAGACTGGACAATTTTCTACTGGGCGTACTGGATCGCATGGTGTGTTGCTACTCCATTCTTCATTGCAAAGATCTCAAAAGGACGAACGATCAAACAGACTGTCATTGGTGGTCTGATCGCAGGACTTGCCGGTACATTCACATCGTTCATTGTGTTTGGTGGTTTTGGCATGAATGCTCTTACAAATGGCTCGTTCAATATGCCTGAACTCATTGCAAATGGAGCCGATCCTGCACAATGCATTGTCGAATTGATATCATCTACAAAGATCGCACCTGTGTTGTTTGTGATGCTCATTCTTACGATGATTGGATTGTATGCATCTACATTCGATGCTCTTACTGAGGTTGTAAGCGCATTCTCATATAAACGACTTTCAATTGATGAGTCTCCTTCAAAAGGTATCAAAATCATGTGGGCATCAATCTTCATTCTGCTTCCTATCGCACTCTTGTTTAGTGAGTCAACAACACAACAGCTTATGAGTATGTCGATCATAGGCGCATTTCCACTAACGATCATCATGATTTTGGTTATCATATCATTCTTCAAAGATATAAAACGAAAGGAAAAAAATAAATGAGAACTGTACAAGATGTATGTCTTGCACTGTTTGAAGAGTTTATCCGAGTCTGCAAATTCTTCGATTTGAATTGGTTTGCAGATTCGGGTACACTTCTCGGTGCAATCAGAAAAGGAAAATTGATACCTTGGGATGATGACGTTGATGTTATTATGCCTCGTAAAGATTACGATATTTTGTGCAAGATCGGTAAAGACGCTTTTCACAAACCATTTTTCTTCCAAACACCTATGACTGATCGCATGTTTGAAATTCATGCAAAATTAAGAATGGATGGAACGACGTCTATCACACCTCGAGAAAAGAATGGCTTTCATCATAAAGGTATGTTTCTTGACATTTTTCCTCTTGATGCTGTGCCTGATGATGAAAATGAACTCAATGCTTTGATTGGTTTTCTTCGTACAATAGGTCGTTATTCAAGCTTAAGAGACATCTATTCTTCTTATCCGAATGTTTCAGCTTTTCAAACGTTCTATACAATGAATGATATTCTTGCAGATAACACAATACGAAATACGAATAGCAAGTACGTAGGCAATGTTGTGTTTTATCGTTATTCTGACTATCAGTACGCAAAATTCACAAGAGCGGCATATTCTGATTACGAGCTTAAGCAATTTGAAAATCTATCTGAAAAAATTCGCGTTCCTGTTGGATATGAAGAAATTCTTAAAGTTTGGTATGGTGACGATTGGATGATTGAAAAGCAAGTGCAAACTGCACATAATGCAATCATCAATCCAAACAAAGATTTCAAAGAGTATTTACTTTCAATCTAAAATATGATATAATAAAATAAAGGAGAAGTTATTATGAAGATTCGACGTAAATGGTCAACAACAAAGATGCCGGAAAAGTCACATCTACCCGATGTTGGTCTTGATATTTTCATTCCTCAAGATTTTGATATAGACTCTCTTGAAACGAAAACAATTGGTCTTGAACTTTGTGTTCAAATACCTGAAGGTTTTGCAGGAATGCTTGTTCCAAGAAGTTCTGTTGCTGAACAAGGACTGATCATTCAAACATCAATCATTGATCCTGACTACACTGGCGAAATTCATTTGATCGTAACAAACTGCTCAAAAGAATCGAAACACATTTCGAAAGGACAACGTTTATGCAGTCTGGTCGTTTATTCTGCAATGAATGTAAGACTTGAAGAAGTTGATGCATTCGGAAAAACGGTTAGAGGTGACAATGGACTTGGATCAACTGGACTATGAATTCAAAAATCTTACTCTTTGACTTTGAAGTCTTTGCACATGATACACTTCTTGGTGTTATTGAGCTTAATAAAGATGGACCAAAAGTCATTCAAACATGGAATCTAGATGAGATTCGACAAATCTATAAAGACAACATCAATTCAATCTGGATTGGACATAACTGCTCAGGATACGATAACTTCATTTTACAAGCAATTGTTAAAGGTTGCAATGAAGAGCAAGTTAAAGTTGTCAATGACAAGATCATTTCTGGCAATCGAAAAATGTATCTTGACATTAAGCTTAACTATTATGAGCTCATGTACAATCATGCAACAGGTTTGAAAACTATCGAATGTGCAGTAGGAAAGAACATCTCAACATCTGAAGTTGATTTTAATCTTACTCGTAAATTGACTGACATTGAAAAACAAAAGACAGAGTCATACAACAGAGATGATCTTAGTCAAACGTTTGACGACTTCAATTACATTAAAGATGAGTTCATGCTCCGTGTAGATGTCATCAATGAGTTCAAGCTTCCTCTTGAGGCTTTACATGTCACAGGAACTCAACTTGCAGAAATGGTTCTTCATGCAGAAAAGATTGAAAACATCGATACTTGGGTCGTCAAGCCTGAGATGTATCCTCAGCTTCATGTCAACAATCCTGTTGTTAGAAACTTCTATTTGAATGAAGACTTTAGAGCTGGTAAGCATGTGAAAGTAAATCTTTGTGGATGTGAGCATACTCTTGGTGCAGGTGGAATTCATGCTGCAATTTCTCAATGTCATGAAGACTGGGCATTCTATTTTGATGTTTCAGGCTACTACAACTTGGTGATGATCAACTATGATCTGCTTCCTCGTTCAATTCCAGCAGAATATCGAGCTTACTACAAAAGCATGTATGAGCATCAGCTCGAATTGAAGAAGACAAATCCTGGAAAACGTTGGGTGTATAAGATCATTCTACTTTCAGTATTTGGTGCAATGACAAACTCTGGTTGCAAGTTCTATGATCCATATCGTGGAACGCTCGTAACGATGGTCGGTCAAATGTTCTTGGTCGATTTGCTTGAAAAGCTCGAAGGAAAAGCAAAAGTCATTCAGTCGAATACAGATGGTGTTATTGCAAAGCCTCTTCCTGGAGTCTCAAAAGAAGAGCTTGTTGAGATTATCGACGAATGGCAGCATCGTACAGGCTTTGTGCTTAAGCTCGAAACAATCTACGATATTCATCAACGTGATGTCAACTGTTATATGTACAAAGACGACAAAGGCAATATTCATGTTCTTGGTGAAGCGCTCAAGTATTATGAGGCATGGGAAAATCCACTTTGGGAAAATGTTTACATGTCAAGAGAGCCTGTAATTTTGCAGTATGCACTTGTCGAATATTTCATGAATCATCGTCTTCCTGAAGATGTGATCAAAGAGCATGAACGTCAGCTAAGACTGTTTCAGTATGTTTGTAAAAAAGGCTCGACATACAACTGGGTTGATTACGAAGTTGTTGATAAGGCGACTGGCGACATTACATCAACAAACATGCAAAGCGTAAATCGTGCATTTGCGATGAAAGATCAGACAAAGATTGGAATGCTCTATAAATTCAAGCAAGACAAGAAATTGGCGAAAGCAAAAATTCCATCGAACGTTGATTCAGTCTTCATTCATAATGATGAGATTTTGAGTGATAAAGCAGTTGATGAGCTCCTTCCTCAAATCGACTTCGATTTTTATATCAATCGAGCATATGAACGAATCAACGAATTTATTGAAACTCCAAGCATGAAAGGATTTTTAGTATGAACAAAGCAACTGAGCGGCTCATTCAAAAAATCTATACAGAAGTCTTTAAGAAGATCTACAATAGGTCTCAGCTTGCAAAGCTCGCAAAAGGTTCTAGAGTTTCGATCATGAACGCAGCAACGTTGTTGGAAAATTCAAAAGCGTATGAAGAGTTCGCCAAAAAGTATGCTGCTGAGCTTGCTAAAAAAGGTCTTGCAAAGTCTAGAGGTGTTTGGAGAAAATACTTTCAGGCTGCACAAAAGCTTCATTACGTTGCATTGCCAATGACATATCGAGAGTTTGAGTTTCAAGCTTTTTCGAAAGCCGTCAAACAAAACTTTACGATGATCAAATCAATTCCGCGTGAGACAGTAAAGCTTCTTGAGCACAAGTATATGTCGACACTCATCGAAGAGGTTGCAAAAGGCGCTTTAACGAGAGGTGCGTTTAGACGTCAACTTGAAAGTCATGCAGTAAAGAATGCAAAGCTCATTGCTAGAACTGAGTCTGCAAAGCTTCAAACAGCGATTACTCGAGAGAAAGCAACTGATGTTGGTTCTGTTGCATATATCTGGCTTGCATCAAATGACAAACGCACTCGGCCTTCTCATAAAGCGATGGACGGAGTCGTCGTGTTCTGGCGACAAGAAGGACAAAAACCTTTGCTTGACAATATGAGAGGCGATGCCGGAGAATTTCCAAACTGTCGTTGCTCACCTCAGCCAATTGTTGATACAGACGATTTAACCAAGTCTGTATATAAAGTGTATAACTATTCAACCGACAGTGTTATTTCAATGAATAAATCTGAGCTTATTAAAGCATTAGAAAAAGGTTCATTGAATTAACTTTATGAACATCAAAGATGTTACATATATAAATATATATCCATCTGATTTAGATTCAACAGAGATAATCTGGTGATCATCTAGATATACAAAATATAAAAGGAGATTTTAACATGAACGCAAATTATGAAGGAAAAATGGAGCTTAAAACTTATAGGCTTGAAGAGATGCTTGACGCAATGAAAAACTCTCTCGAAAATGCAAAGAAAGTTAAAGCCGAAGAAGAGGACTTAGTTGCTATCATTGAAGAACACGCCGCTGAAAAGTTTGCAGATTTCATCAAAGCTCAGCGTGAGTCAATCAACAATCTGTCAAAGCAGATCGAAACGCTCGAAAATAGAGCTACATCGCTTGATACTGTCGTTGCAAGATGTAAAGATGACAGCTCGTTTGCTGAAGGCATCACAATGTTGCTGAATGCACTCGGAGTTTTCAATGACTGAGCTTCAACGAAGACTATATAGAGAATTGTATCGGAAAAGCTTTTACGAGTTCGTAAAAGCTTTTTGGAACACTGCTGAGCCTGCAAAATTCGTTGATGGAAAGCTCATTCAATGCTATTGCGAGATCTTTCAGTACATGTGCAAAGACTGGGTTGGCTATGACAAAGTCGACATCAAAGTTCCAAAGAAAACTGATGACAATGAAATTATCGATGTACGTCAAAACAAACATAATCTTTGTTTGATGGTGCCACCTCGACATACAAAGTCATTGATTTTTAATGTCTTTGGTCCTGTCTGGCTCTGGCTTTCAAATCCAATCAAAGCCGTATCAATTTCTCATACAGGTGCTCTTGCAGGAAAGATGAATGTTGGTCGTTACAACGTCATCAACTCAGACAAATTCAAGTTCTTCTTTCCTGAAATCGTCATCACTACCAACACAAAGAGCGCTATTGCCGATAACCGTGGCGGTGAGCTTTATTCTCAAAACCGTGATGCAATGACTGGTTATGGCGGTGACATTATCATCAATGACGACTTGACAAATGCTGAGACTGCTCGTCGAGATCAAGCCGAAATGGCTGCTGCATGGGCATACTATCAGAATACAATGCCTTCTCGAATCAATGACATCAACCGATGCATCATCATGAATATTCAGCAGAGACTTGCACCAAATGACATTGCTGGTCACATCATGAGCGAGCCTAAACTTGCAGACTCATACGTGTTTGTGACGCTACCTGCAATCTTCAAGAAAGACACGTATGTCGTTTGTCCAATCTCTGGAACTGTGATTGAATTCAAAAAAGGCGACTTTCTCTGGCCTGAACGATTTGGAGACTATTCTGCTATTCGTTATCAGGTTGGTGAGGCGATCTTTGAGACTCAGTACTTACAGAATCCGATTGCGTCAGACAGAACAGTTCTTAAGCCGAATGAACTCACATGTAAAGATTTGCCTGACACACCCGGAATTGAGAACGCTGAGATCGTATATGCGTCACATGACTTTCCTGTCAAGGACAAAGATACATCTGACTATCTTGGCTCAATGCTTGCATATCGCTGTGGAGCAACGTTGTATGTTGTTGATAGTCTTGAAAAACGAATGGCTTTCGTCAAGTCAGTCAATTATGTTCGAGCCTTGAATGACAAATTCCCAGGCATCATACAAGTGATTGAAGACAAAGCGAATGGCTCACCAATTCTCCAACAACTTCAAGATGAGGTTCCTGGAATGCAATCGTTCAATCCTGGAACCGCATCTAAGATGCAAAGACTTGAGTCTGCGTCATTGTATATCGACTCTTCGAACGTCGTACTAGTTAAGACACAATTCAACAAGCTTACTCAACAATGGGAGTTCACAGATGCGATGAAGAACTTGTATACAAGACTTCTTGCATTCCCGTTTGTTGAGCATGACGATATCATCGACGCATTCTCAATGCTTGTGTTATTTGTCTTTATGGACCGGCGGTACATGGTTTATGGACGTGCATTTGACGAACGCAACATGGTTGATGTTTCGACTATCTCTGGCATTGACTATAGTACCGTGTTCTTCAACAAAGAAGGCGACATTTGGAAAGCTCTTGAGATTGCGATTCAATATGCAGAAAGTTCGAAGCTTGTCGTTAAGCGAGAGATCTCATTCAAATGTGGCGTAGATGAAGGTATGCAGAAACTTCGAAAATTCGCTCCTTCAAAGACAGTCTTTATTGATTGCTCTGCAACAGAAGCTCTTCGAGGTATGGTCACAAAAGACGTAACGGTTGAACGATACGAGATCGAGGACTATGACAAGAGTGTTGCTAATACGAACTTGGCTTTTGGTAAGAAGCTGATCTTACTTGACAACTCGTGTGTGCTTACACGTGCAGACATTGAGAACTTTAAGTTTAGTAAGTCGAAAGATGAAACAATGAAATATGCTTCAATAAAAGATGGATTCGTTGCATGCATTCGATTGGCTTTGAAATACTACGGTGGAATTGTCTAAAGTATCAAAAGTGTAATCGGGAGAAGACTTTTTGGTCTTCTCTCTTTTTCTTAAAAAAAGTTTCAAAAAATAGTAAAAACTTTTCAAAAAAGTATTTACATTTGAGTAAAAATGTGATATAATGATAATGGATGGAGGATAAGGACTCTGTTCAGAGAGGAGTTTGAAAATGACACTTACCAGACCGGAGCTTGAGAAAATCGTAAAAACATTGCCTGTCGGTTATTACATCAACCGCAATGTGAAAATCGTGATCGATGAAAACGCAGATTGTTCTTCATATGATCCGATGAACGATTCGATCATCATCAGCCTCAAGCAAATCAATTGCGGACTTGATAGTCTGAAAGATGACGGTAATGAAGAGGAAGCTGTTCGTTCGAATGTATACCATGAAATTTCTCATGCATTTCTTACACCAACATGTTTGAAAGTTGATCGTACGATGAACGTTTTCGAAGATGAGAGAATTGAATCAATACTTCGTAAGTATTACATGAACGTGAACTTCAGAAAGATGATCATTGCAATCAACAACTACAAAGGTGAAGCTCCTGAAAATGCCGATTCCGCATTCTATCATCTCGTTCGTTACCGCGTCGGAGATAAGAAATGGATTGATCGACTAAATGCTTTGATCGAACAGTACAAATCACTCAATCGTACATCTCGTTACTATTACGTGAGTAACTATTACAATGAGGTTCATCTATTCTATGATGAGTTTGTTGCTGAATGGAATGCTTCAAACGTTCAGAACACTGCAAATCAAACTGAGGCAAACGGTCAAGCCTGTCAAAATGATCAAGGAAACAATCAACAAGATGGAAATCAAGCCGCTCCTCAGGAAAATCAAAACGATCCGACAGATCAGGACGAAGATAAGGAGATGGCTGATGGAACAAACGTTCCGTCAGATAAGCCTGAAGGACAAGACAAAAACGATGAATCGAATGAATCGATCTACGATGACAGCTATGCGAAATCCGCAATCGAGAGTGTGATGAACGAATTCAACGACAACGAGATCTTCGGTCAGATCAGTTCAATACTCCAGAGAATTTCGAAGTCAAGTTCGAGAAATGGTTCGGCGATCAATGCTTACTCTGGAAAATTCGATCCTCGCGCAGTTGTTCGTGATGACTACAAATACTTCGTCCAAGCAAATCGTACAGGACACATCAAAGCATACTCACGGACGCACCTCAACTTGTTCATCGATCGTTCCGGTTCATTCAGAGATTCTGAGAACACTGTTAACAAGCTTCTCAAAGCACTGTCACTCTTCGAAAAATCGAATCCTGAATTTAGCTTCACGCTTATCACATGCGGATGCGGAGAACAGATCGAAAAGATCAACAACCGCAGACTACGCTGTGATGGTGGAAACAGACTTGATGAAGAGATCTTTGAGATCTTCAGAAAAGTCCAAGTTCCGAACGAATCGAACTACAACATCGTGTTGTTTGATGGTGATGCGTTCAGCAGCTTCGGTTATACTGAGAAGAGCATTAACAAACGTAATTTCGGTGCCTTCAACAATTCGAAAACAACGATCATCTCTGACATCAGCAATCAGGCCGCGATCGAAAGATACGCAAAGCAAGCAAAATTGATCTTCACTTATGACTACGCTGAAGAGTTAGTCAAGAACGTGATGATCGCACTCCAGGCTCTCACAAGATGAGAGCTTGGAGCTCGAAAAAAAAATTTTCAAAAAAATGTAAAAACTTTTCAAAAAAGTATGTACATTCAAATCATTTTATGATATAATGATAATGGATGGAGGATAAGGGAACTGCCACTTCCTACCGACCATTACATCTTGAAAAGAGGTTCGAAAAATGAGACTCGGAACAACAAACTACTTCGCAAAGCTTGGACATGACGGAAACTTGTACTTCGCAAAAGGTTCTTCGAAATATGAGATCGTCAGTGATTTCACACAATCTCGTGTGATCAGAATTACACTTCGTGTTTGCAAATCGAAAAACTACACTGACGAACAGAAAAACACAATCGTTGCTCGTAACTTGAGCACGATCGGATTTGATACTTCCGACATTGCAATCAACAACAACGCTCAGGCTTCTCAGGCTTCTGCTCCTGCGATCGATACTGCAAAGATCGAAAGCATGATGCAGAGAATGATCGACTTCTTCTCGGAGTTCTCATTCGAACCCAACTACCGTTTCTGCAACACATTCGCTTGCATGTGCAATGAAAGCAAAGCAGCTGCTAAGAAATACGTCAACTGCTACTTCGAACTGACCGACAATCAGTACATCGCACAGATCAACGACAAAATGAACTCGATCGAGTTTGGTCAGATCATCAGTGATTTCGCTTCAATCGTTCCGATGAAGAAAGTCAACAAGCGGTTCCGTCTCTTTTATGGATCTGCCGGAACAGGCAAAACGAAAACGTTGATGAAAGAATGCAATGGCAACTCGCTGGTTTGCCACTCGGCAATGCTTCCTTCCGATTTGATGGAAGACTTCAGATTTGTTGATGGAAAAGCGGAATTCACTCCTTCCGCGCTTCAGATCGCAATGACAGAAGGAAAACCGATCGGACTTGACGAAATCAATTTGCTTCCATTCGAAAGTCTGAGATTTTTGCAGTCGATCCTCGACGGAAAAGAACAGATCGTCTACAAAGGCAACGTCATCAAGATTGCCGATGGCTTCAAGGTGATCGGTACAATGAACCTTGTCGTTAACAATGCAGTGTATGCACTGCCTGAACCGCTTGTTGATAGAGCTGAGATGCTCGAAAAATACAAGCTTACCGCTGCTGATCTGGTGCATGCAATCGTCTGAGAGGAGGAATACGGAGGGTGCTTGATCGCACCCTCCAAAGTGAAATGAGCATTTACGATACATTATACGACTTTCAAAAACGAATCGTTGACAAGTTCAAGAATCGTCAAAGCTTTGGTCTCTTCCTTGATATGGGACTTGGTAAAACGCCTCTTGCACTTGCTCTTGCAGAAACAAACAACTGCACAAAAACGATCGTAATCACACTCAATTCGAAAGCTCTTGAACCTATCACAAAAGAAGGTTCATGGCTATACTGGGCGAGCAAAAGCTCACTCAACTACAAGCTGTTTGCAAAGTCAGACATTCCGGATTTTGACAAACAGAGACCTGAACTTTTCATCATCAATTATGAGTCACTCTTCTCGAGAGCAAGGACTCGTGCAAAACGAATCGAGCTCAAGAAAAACGTGCTCAACTTCATCAATGCTTGTGGCGGGCATAATGTTGCGATCATCGTTGATGAGTCTCATAAGATGAAGAACCTTCAGTCTCAGCAAACATTAGCAATCAACGAGATTAAACGCATGTTGAAGTTCCGAGCAACAAGCATTTATACGTACTTGCTAACAGGCACTCCCTTTACCACTGGCTACATTGATCTTTACTCTCAGTTGAAGACTCTGGGCTATTCGGAAACGAAGGCGTCGTTCATTGATGACTTCTGTGTGCGAGGGTCTGTTCCTGGCTTGCTCGGCTGGCAACAGCCGATCGTTGGATACAAGAACGTTGACAAGCTCTATGACATCATTCATCAGTTTGCGATAACGATAAAGTCTGAAGATGTTGTTGATCTTCCTGAGAAGATTTTCGTCAATCATTCACTTCCTGTGAGTGATGACTTCAAGATCTTTACACAAGAGTTCGCAAAGGGATCTGATATCATGAACGCATATGAACGTCATGGACTTGACATTCCTGCACTTCGAGATATTAAGCAACCAAATCCATTCTTCAGAAATATCGCAAATCCGGATCTTAAGTGGCTTGCAGAAAGTGCAGGTACATTCTATCTACGATGCAGACAATTATCGATAGGCTTTCAAGGAAACGCTACTGAGTCAATGTGGTATGATAGACGAAGACTTGAGCAACTGAAAGACTTCTTGCGAGAGTATCCTGACAACTACATCATCTTCTACAACTTTACACCTGAGCTTCTTGAGCTTTATGACATCTGCACAGAACTTGGCTACAATGTTGATGTCTACTGCGGTGAGATCAAATCGACTGTCTTCTATGACAACTATGTTGCTTCTTCTGAGTCTGAGAAAATGATCAACAAGAAGAACGTCATTCTTGCTAACTTCGCATCAGGCTCAACTGGAATGAACTGGCAAGCTTACAACAAGTGTGTGATCTTTAGCGTTCCACTTTACTCGCATTATGAGCAAGGCATCAAACGAATTCATCGTCTTGGTCAGAAAGAAACGACGATCTATCACATCTTCTATCAAGAGAACTGGCTCGACTTTGGAATGAGAAAGTCATTGAATGATGCAATCGAATATTCACAAAAGATGTTCGAAAGTGATCTTGCAAGAGTTCACGAGATTACTTCTGATGATACTTCTTCTTAGACTAATATAAACATATATCTTACGATCGAAATGATCACAGAGATCAACGTCGAATCAACTTTGAGCAAAGGAGAGTACTTGAGATAATGATACCTAGACTCGGACAGAAAGTATACTTGCTTTTTCGTAATGCTGTCCTTCTTGATAAGGTCTATATGAAAGGAAAAGAATCATTTGTATGTGATAGTGCTTTTGATCCTATTTCAATTGAAGAAGTTCGTACTCCGTTATTTTATGGGGAATACGGAGAAACATGGTTCACTTCACTTAGTGAATTGAGAAAGGCAGTAGTAGAGCCGAAAAACAAACTGGTTAAAATATCTGAAGATTATTGGGAGATAGAAGAAAAATGAAAACTAATGAAGAACTGCTTAAGTTTTATGGAGTTGAATTAAACAAAAAATATATTATCACAGAAAAGTCTGATATTGCACTTGCTTGTGCTGATAGTGGTGAAAAATTCAAGATTTTTATTGATAATTTGGGTAGTGAAAGACCGCGCGTGTGGTTTGAAAACGGTTTAAGTTACCATCTACATGTATTAAACGACCTATCGTATAAACCTTGCCCGGAAGAAGTTCTTGATAAAGCAGAAAAAGAATATCTTTCCGCTGTTATTAAACCATTTAGAAACAAATATACCATTAGTATTGCGAAATTAAACAGCATAGATAATGATGGCAATGTATTTGAACGGATTTCCATACTGATGATGGGAAAATATACAGGTTATACCACTACTTTTCCTATGTTCCGAGGGGGAACAATGTACAAAGGTATGAAAGTACACAAGGAATATACACTGGAAGAGTTGGGGTTATAAGGAGAAAATTATGAACACTGAAAACACAAGAACACCGAGACTCACAAGAAAAGAGGGTGACAGTTACTATTACGAAAAGCCAATCATGGTTATAGATGGTGTGGTTGGAGTTCACTACGATAGCGGTAAACACATCGACAAACTCGGAAAACTTGAGGATATTGAAGAAGAACTTGGTATTGACTTGGTTACATTATTCAAGGCTTTGAAAAGTCTTGTTTATTATATTGATGAAGATGGTAATATAGTATCCACATCAGTACATCTTTCATATAACAAGCCTACCGATAGGTTCTATTTGGAATCAGGATATGTTGGTAGTTGGATACAGGACAAAGAACATGGATATTGGAGAACATTTGATTTTGACAGATACGGAGTCGCTTGGGCATTGGACAAAAACGAATTGACGAAAGAGGAATCGGAAATTAACAAGAAAGGAACTTAAAAATGACTTTTGAAGTTATAGATAATAAAACTGGGGAATATCCAGACACTTATAAAATTGCACGAAAAGAAGATTGGGCAAAGCATCTTGTGTACTGTGATATTGACGGATTTGCAATCATGGAAGATGGGTGTCTTGTTTTACTTGATGAATGTGGGAATGTGGCTTATTGTCCAGAGGGAAGATTCACAGTTAAAATAACAAATAGAGAGGAACTTAAAAATGAGCAGATACATTGATGAAGAGAAAACCGACAGCGTCATCAAAAATGAGTTAGGTGTGTATGACACTACTGACCTTAAAGAGATGTTGAAATTCTTCCCTGCCGAAGATGTTGCTCCTGTTGTTCACGCACATTGGATTAATTATAATGGAGAACATGTTGAGTTAGATTCCAATGGAAGTCCAAAAGACTCTTGTTGGTGTTCACATTGTCACGAATGGCTTGTAACAAGTGATGAGTATACCATTGTTAATAGATATTGTGGTAGATATTGCCCAAATTGTGGAGCAAAAATGGATGAGGAGATAAAAGAATGACAAATATTAAAGTAACTAGGTGCAAAGGTGAATGTCAAGGGTCATGCACCAGATGTACAAAGAATGGTAAGTGGAACAGAAACTGGATGTGCTTCCTATACAAGATAGAAGGCATGGATGGATGTTATTGTTCTGATTGTATGAGGGAACTTCTAGGGGCTAAGACGGATGCGGAAGGAGAAGAAAATGAGCAGATACATTGATACAGAACTTTTGAAAGATAGAATTAGGTACCATGATTATATAACTGACACAGATCGAAAGCCGACTCCAGATGAGATAAAAATTGACGACACTATCAAAACATTACTAGAATGGGTAGACAGATGTCCACAAGCAGATGTAGTTCCGGTTGTTCATGCACATTGGATTAAACTTACCTTTGACGGACATGTACTTGAGTGCTCGAATTGTAAATATGAAATATATAATGAAATCTATTATCCAGGCCATCTGCAGAAATATTGCTCGGAATGCGGAGCCAGGATGGATGAGGAGGAGTAAGATGCCTAGATATATTGATACTGAGAAAACCGACAGCATCATTCAAAGTGAGTTAGGTGTGTATGACACTACTGACCTCAAAGAGATGTTGAAGTTCTTCCCTACCGCAGATGTCGCTCCAGTTGTTCACGCAAAGATTATCATTGCCGATGATGGATTTCTTCGTTGTTCGGCTTGTGGAAAAGACATGAGGTATCCGTTGGTCAGTTTTAATGACATTGCCTACTGCCCAAGATGTGGTGCGAAAATAGACAATATAGAACTATAATGAAAGAAGGAACTCATATGGACTCAATACATGCTTGCCATTGTGCCTTGCCTGCGATGACAGGATCAACAGAATGTTGTAAGAATTGTTGCAACAATCCAAATCGAGAAACGAGTATTACGTTAACTGCCAACGAGCTGAAATCCTGTAGTTTTTGCAAGCATTACTTCTGCCTTATCAATCAAGGCATATGGGGATGTGAGAAAAATCATACAGAGATGGATGCATCAAAGTGTGAGGACTATGATGGTACTCCACATGTGTACACGATGACATCAACGAAGATAACAAAGTAAGGAGACAAAGATGTATATCGAAACTGTAAAAGATCTATGGTCACACTTCAACAGTTACCCGAATTTGCTAAGTGTAGCTGGTGACAGAAACGAAGATGTGTATAGCAATGAAGCAATTGAAGAACTTCTTGAAGAAATTGAAGACTATAAAGTTGTTTCATGGTCTATTGAACAACGAGACGACGGCTTTGCACTTTATATCGATGTTGAAGAAAGTGAGGACAACTACTTCATATGAACGATAATAATCATAATTATACTCAAGACGCTGTACAGATCAGTGACTATGGTACAGAACCATTTGTAGATGTAGCTGAGAAATTACGTAATACTTTATCTGTGCAAATGAAAAAGGGTGTACTAAATGTTACTCCTCTTCAAGCACCTGCATTTGACACAGCTGTAAATGCGTCATATGCACCATATTCAGCAGAAGCAGACATTTTATTAAGACTTACAAAGCTTGAAGATGAAAATCATATTTTGCTTGAAAAAATCAATGTTCAAGACGTTGTGATTAAAGCTCAAACAACACATATCGGTACACTTGCTCATGAACTTAGAGATCTTAAAACGAAGTTAATGCTCTTCGAGAAGCTGATTAAAATTTGATTGTACACAATTTCAAAAATGTGATATAATAATATAAAGGAGGTGGTACAATTGACTCCAGAAAAACGAGTTCAGAGTGCGATTATGACATTTCTCAGAGAATATCCTGAAGAGAAAGCATTTATCGATGTATATCGACGTCAAGCAGGTGGCTATAGCTACACTATGGGCATTCCTGACTTATATGCTGTCGTAAATGGTTGGCATGTTGAGATTGAAGTCAAGCGACCTGGTGGACAGCTTCGACCGATGCAAATGAAGTTCAGAGATAAGTGCTTGAAGCATCATACTCATTACTTGTGCGCAGAATCGGTTGAAGATGTCAAGATGTTCCTCTTTTTACATTTTGGAATAAAGTAAAAACTTTCAAGTTCATCAGTTTGAAAAACTGTTATCCAGATTTAATTCTGGATAACTTTCTTTATTAGTATATATATTTATATATAAAAGGAGACAAAGTTCAACAGAAGTAAATCTGGAAACAAATTTGCATTTTTAATTTTGAATGTAAAAACTTAAAATATTTTTTCAAAAAGTATTTACTTTTAGATCAAAGTATGATACAATGATAATGGAAGGAATAAAGGAGGCTTGTGTATGAAAAGAAAGTTCGAAATTAGAATTGAAAGAGAAGTAGTTGATGGAGAATATACGTTTTCGATTTACGCATTTTGTGATGGAAAGAAGATAAGACAACTCACAAACTATGATAGTGTTGATAATTGTTTAATCTATCTTCCTGAGTGGTATGGTGAAATTTGTGAAACATATCACGTAGATGATAGAAGTGACACGTTTGAAATTAACATAAATGTAGTTTGTTTTTAAGGAGGCTTACATATGAAGAAAATCTGGGTGCTTGAAGAACGCTCATCTGTTGATGAACTCAAAAAACAGCTTTTCGATTTCTTTGACTTTGTTGATTCTCTATCTGAAGAAGCTCGTGCAACATACAATCCTGCAAATGCAATGATGGATCTTGAAGAAAGAATTGAAGACAATCCTCAAGGCATTTTTCAAGGTAGACTTGGACGAGAAAATTACAAAGCATTCTGCAATGATGTAAAAGAATACATCTTACTAAATTGCATTTCTCGTCGAGCAGATATTCGAATTTATACAGCCGAAATCGAAGATGACGCCACAACATGGAAAGATTACAAGCGTGTTGAAAGAAAAGAAGGCGTTGAAAAATTCATCTTCGCAACATTAAACGAAAGAGAGTAAGTTATGGGAGAAGTAAAACAAATTCAGCCAAATCATGCTGATCACATTTCAGGCTACAAAGACAAATGGCTCCAAAACATGCTCGACACTGAATGTGTGATCGCACAGCCAAAGTATGACGGTGAAAGAATGCTCATTCATATCGATCATGGCAATATCTATTGCACATCACGCAGACACTCAAAAGCAACAGGTAAGTTCATGGAAAATCAAGACAAGCTTCCCAAGCTTAAAGAATTTTTCAAAGACTTCTGCTACGACTATACAGTTGTTGATTGTGAGTGCTATCAAAAAGATTGGTCTACAATCGTAGGCATCTTGCATTCTCTTCCTGAACGAGCAATCGAGCTTAGCAAAGCGAATCCTCCGTACTTTGCGCTCTTTGATTGTCTTTTCTTTGACGGTGAAGATCTTCGTGACAAGCCATACAGACAACGACTTGAAAAACTTTTGAAAGTACTTGCATATGTCACATTCTCATTTACATATCGTATGCATCTTGCAAGCTTTATTGACGACGATTTGCTTGTCAACAATCTAACTGAAGCTCATGCATTCACATCAATCGATGAGTTTCCTATCGCAATGCAAAATGCGATCGACGATGGTTATGAAGGAATTGTCGTAAAGTCTCTCGACAAAACATATTACGAACAAGGTGCGTCATTGAAATGCAAGAAGTTCGAAACGGTTGATGTTGTTGTTTGTGGATATGATGTTGGTCGAGGAAAGTATGCAGATACGATAGGTGCTTTGCATGTCGGCTATTATGATCCATCAACACAGAGTATTGTCAAGATCTCAAACGTGAATTGTGGAACAGATGAAGAACGCAACATGTGGAGAGACAAATGGGAAATGCTCAAAAACTCTGTCATTGAAGTCAAATGCCAAGAGGTCACTGACTCAAGTTTACGTCATCCTGTCTATATTCGTATTAGAGATGACAAAGATTATACTATGTGTACTCGAGATACCATTTTTAAGTAAAGTAAAAACTTTCAAATACACAGGTTTGAAAAGTGAGTTTCGACGTTTATCTCTGTTGAATTTTCTTTGCCTTTATATATATTTATATATAAACAACTGTAAAGTTTAACAGAATTAAATCTGGATAACTTCTCGTAAATTGAATATAAAAAGAACCCTCCGGATTACTCCAGAGGGTATTTTTGATTTTGAATGTTCATCCAAATGTAATTTCGCCACAAGTGAATGGCCATACCTGATTCTGAGCCTGAGGACCAAACTCTTGATCGGCAGGTTTGTTGATGTAGCAGTCAATGCATGTTGCTACTGTTCGACCATTACGATCTGCAATCGTGATTGTGCAACCACCATATTGCTCTTCGTAATAAATGTTGCACAAACGAATAAACTTGAATACTTCATTGGCAAGCTGAGAAATTTCAATTTCGCAAGTGCCATGACGATCAAGATTCTTATTATGAATCCAAGCACCCGTTGCGTAACCTTCAGTAGACCAAAGCTCATTTGCAACTCTTACTCGAATCGAACCAACATACTGACCTTGACCACCAATGGAGATTGTGTCAAATGCTGTTCTCATTGCAGGATCATCTGGTGTGATCGAAACAACATAATCAGAAAGCGAGTATCTGTTCATTGTTATTACCTCCTACTTAAATTACGTCACCGTTGATCGTAATAGCACGGATGCCATATTGATCAGCAATTACAACATACACAGGCGGTGCTTTATGAGCTGCACGATCTGCATCTGTCAAAGCAGCAAAAGGAAGAACTCTTACAAGATACCCTTTTACGAGTGCAGTTCCTTTTTCAATAATCGTGTATGACTGAGAATTGTAATTCACAATCAGATCATTGTCTGTCCATGTTTTGTTTGTCGTCAAATAACCACAAGTCACATACTTGCTAAGCTCTTGACTACAAACGGACGTAATCTTACTAATGCCGGTCGTATCATTGATCTTTGTTGCAAGCAACTCAAGCAACACATCTGTAAGCGTTTGATGAAGCACAATTCTCACAAACGAATTTACAAGGTCTGCACCATCTTTGCAGTTGCCACCGCAGTTACGATTTGCACCAGCAAGACGAACATTCACATTGTAATTATTTGTGATTGCAGTTTCGTAGTTTGCATCGGTCATCGTTTCAGGATCAATTGCTTCGGCAGTAAACATATAGTCATAAACCGTGTCTACGCCATAGACATTGATGTTCGAAAGATAAGCAGCAATCGACATTTCTGCGCCAAGCACATTGCTGTATTTTGCGCAGAAGTTTTTCACGAGCGTTGTATCTGCATATGTTTCGGATCTAGCAAGAATCAGCTTTTCATTGATGCCATAGATCGAAGCAGTACCAGCTCTTGTTGTTGCAAGCGTTTCAAGTGCAGAGTAGCATGCTTCAACATTCGCATCAGGTACGGCATAAGCAATAACGATGTATTCATTGCCAAGATCGGAAATCATATCAGATGTCAGAGACGCATATTGTGTATTGCCTATAACTCTTGCATTTACGCCACCACAATCAAAATAAACTTTGAGATAAGCGAGTGTAGTCGCCATACCTGCGCATTTTGATTGAGCATCGCTGTAAGAAATGACGTCAATCGGTGTCGAGCTCGTTCCTTCAGCAGTAAAAAGTACAACAGTATCTCTTGTACCAATAACCGCCGCAGAAGTGTGCTTTTTGATATTGACGTCTACAAAGCGTTTCAAATCAATATTCATAATTTCACTCCTTATTGATTATTGTCAAGCTCTCAATTGTAGCATAGTCATCTACGTTCTGAGCCTGATTGATTATAAACTCACATGCAATGTTGATTGTGAAATCCGATCTTAACCAAACAACATCGTCTTTGAATTCATGGATTGACGTCGGATCGTCAACACTTTCGAGATATATTCCTTCGCCAAATAGCTGTGTTCGAACTCGATCAGTTCTCATTCTTGCAACAATGATTTGTGCTTTATCGAGTGAATCGTCACCATAGATCATCACATGCATACTCAATGCTTTGAAGTATGAGATCGTTTTGTTTTGATCATCATTTGTTTGACTCATATCGCTTGATGCATTTCTCGTTTCAATGTCGAACAAAATCACAATGTCTGTAGGAACAATACTAGTAAAGACGCTATTCTCTCCAGCTTTATCAAGCATCGCTCCATATTCAGTTGTAGCATCACGAACAAATTGTCCGTTGACACCAGATTGAGCAATGAGCTGAGCTCGAATAAGCTTTTTGACTTGCTTTATAGTACTGATCATACGAACTCCTGTCCTTGTAGATATTTGACATATGCAGCAAGATCACGATAAGCAGTAAGCTGAACTTGTTCAAGTTCACAACTTCTACAACCATATTCATCATAGTCTCTCATAGAAATGACTCGCAAATAGTTGTTCTTGTAGACGATGACATCACCAATGTTGATACGATACAAAGACTTACAATAGAAATTGTATCGAATTGACGTTGTGTTTCCTTCAAGAGATTTATTTAGTGTCGTTCCATGAGACTGTAACGAGCCTCTGATTGTAGAAGTTGTGTATGTTGAAGTCGTTTCACCGTACTCATCAATTGACTTTCCTGTGAGGACATAGATCGTATAATTGAATGAGAACTCTTCGATTGCATCATAGAAGAAAGTTGGATCAATTACATGATTTTGCGACATATCAATCAGCTCCCGGTACCGGATTTGAAGTAACAACAAAGATTGAAGGTACTGCTTTTGTCTTGTAAAGCGCCATAAGCTGAGCGCCATACGAAGTTTGATTCCAGAACATCGCTTCATCAGAACTCAACATCGTTTTATCGAGCTCATACGATTTCGAGAATTCGCCAATGCTCATCGAAGAAAGAACACCGCGAGTAACGCCTCCACCTGCAATATCAGCAAGTGTTGATCCTGAGGGAGCTTGCATTTGCATAGCGATAAGCGTCAAATAATGAGCAATCGCATAACTCATTGCAAGTTCCCAGTCAGTTCCAAAAATCGAGTAGAAGATCTTTTTGTTGCAAAGTGTGTAAAGCTTATTGAATGCAGCAGTACCTTCTTGAGTAGCGATATATGCAGCGAATTGAGGCATCCAGAAAGTAAAGTCAGAAGCAGTAAATTCCGGATTGTCTTTGTTGATCTGAATACCAATAATTGCCATTGTCGTTACCTCTTAATCGTCCCAAACGCTCATGCCTCTTCTACGCATAGATTCGACACCTTCAGGAACACCTTCAGTTACAGAAAAGATCTTATAGCCAGGCTTTCTTGATTTGAACTTTCTAATGACGTCTTGCTCAGAAGAACCTTTTACAATCAACACAGACGTATACTGAATTTCGTCATCTTCATGTCCATAACGAACTTTCCAGTAAGTATCTTCTGCATCTGCGTAAGTGCCTTTCCATTCATTTTTCGGAATAGCTTGAAGCTGTCTTCCAGACCAGCGAGGATTTGCTTCCTTGAATTCTTTCAATGCAGCTTCAGCAGATGCTGCAGGCCATTCAGCAACCTTATAGCGATTTCCTACTACGATCTGAACAATGATAAAGTCTTTGTCTGCATCTTTAACTGCATCTTCAAAAGATGATTTTGACTTTTGCAAAAGCGTATGCAAATTGCCACCAATTTGAAGAAGTCTACTATGCGCTCCACTTACAATACGAATAAAACAATACGAAGAGGAATATACATTATAATCATCCAGTTTTTCATTAAGACGTTTAAGCGCTTCAAAATCATTTTCTGCTTTAATGACCGTTCTATGTAAATATTCTTTTTCATGCTCACGGTCATAATTATATTTTTGCTGTTTAACAAGATCAACCCAAACGAATACATATTCTTTCATTCCGTCGTTAATACTATCACAAGTAGAAGTATCATTTACAGAATCACCAAGATCTTCTTTCGAGTTCTTTACGAGCTCAGACAAACGACCAGACCACTGATATGTCGTTTTAGGCGTTGAAACACTAACTACAAGACAATTTGCTGTGCCTACACCAAAGTCAAGCACAACCTTTCCAGAAAGTTTTTTAAGTGCTTCAGCAACATCGTTCGCTTTGATTTCTGTTGTATGTCTACAAAGTGATCTGTCATAGCCTTTCGACCTTGCATAAGTGTCGATCCAGTGAATAGTGTAGACCTGTTGAGCATCATTCACCTTTTCGTTTTTCAAACATTTAACAGCCTTGATCGCATCTTGAAAAGATTCAGCTTCGACAATGTATTTATTATCAATCTTATATTTCATGCTTGTCTCCTTTATGAATATGACTCGGCACGGTTCGTGCCATGCCGAGTCACAGTGAATGAAATTGGATTGTCTCTTACTTCGTGAAATCCCAGTAAGTAACAACTCCGAGTTCGGAAGAAGAAGCATTGTACGGCATCTGAATTTCAGAAACCTGACCAACAAACGCAGATGTGTAGCTCATCTTTTCGATGTTCGGAAGAGTGATGTAATGCTGCATCGGATAGGGCATATCCAGACGAACATAATCTTCTGCCTTCTTGTAAGCAACAATACGACCGTGACCACCTGTGCCAAGAGTATTGAGTGCAGGACGAGAAGCGATTGTGATCTTCACATCACCAGCAGATTCATCAATGCCAAGGTTGTGGTCAATGATGAACTTACGCAGTGTGGAAGTGTAGAGAGCGGAGAATCTGCTTGTCAGATCAGCACCAACGAATGTCGGAACCAGAAATGTATCCGGCAGAATCGTGATGTTCATGTTGGAGTTGAGCAGGTATGTTTCAAACACACCATTGAAGAATGCCACAACAGCGCCATCAGACATGCCATCGAAACCGGAGTTAGCAGCAGAAGCACCGCTGTTGTCGATTGTGGTTGTGTAAACGTTTGTTGCATTGAACAGACCGACGGAACCGTTGATGCCGATGTAAGCAACTTTCTGAACGAACAGATCCCAACCTGCAACAATTGCATTCTGGTAAATGTCCTGAATGCTCTTCTGCAGGGTCAGTTTCTTCATCTTTTCCAGTTCAACGAACCGCAGATCGTAAGCAACTTCGAATGTGTAAACATTCACTTTCTTCTGGTTCAGACCAGCATTTACTCTCGGAATGTAGTTAGCGTTGTTACCAACAACGTTCCGGAACTCATCCATAATGCCTGCCCAATCGACGGTGTAGTAAGACACATAATCGACGAAGCCGCCGCCGACATTCACAGGAACGTCCTGAGCGTAGGTGACGAAATGCTTCGGCTCATACAGCTTGGAATGCAGTTTTGCGAGTGTGGTGCTCAGAAATGCGAAGTTTGTGTCATGGAGCTTTACATCTCCAACTGCAGCCTTCGTCATTTTTCTGCTGTACATATCCGTCACAGAAAAGGTCTTGTTGCGATTTTCTGCGGGGATCGAATCAACGAAAAAGTTCTTTTCGATAGTACTCGGAGAAAAAATTTCGTACATCTCTATACCTCCCTATTATCTAACGCAGATTTCAGCAACAAGATCGCTGCCTTGCGTTTCTTTGTAACCTGTGAACTTGTAGCCAGGCAGCTCGACGATTGTGCTTGCAGAAGCCTTATCGGAAGTTGTGAGCTTACCAGTAGCAAGAATCACATAAACGGAAGCACCCGGAGCTACATACGAAGAAGTAGCACCAGAATCAAGCTTTGCAGCAATGTAACCATTGAGCAACAGGTTGAATGCTTCACCACCGTTGACCTGAACGGTTGTACCGGGCCAATCCTGAGTGACTTTAACGTTTGTTGCAAGTACGAAACCTGCGATATTACCAACCGCAGATACGGAAGTAGCGGGTTTGTAATAACCGGTTGTGGAATCGTACTGAACAAGATCGCCAAAAGCAACAGGAGTAGAGCCAGACAAAATACCACCAGCAACATTGTACTTGTCAGACACTGTCGGATAACCGACGATCATTGCCTGAAGTTTGTCTTTGATAATCAGACTCATTATTATTTACCTCCATATCTTTTCGCCCAAGCAGCGTCAATATCCATTGCATCTTCGACGGAATCTTCAGTCTTTGTCGTTTTTCTTTCGATTGCGCCAAAAGACTTTTTAGAATCACAAGTTTTCGTAGAGTTTTCTTCGTCTGTATCGACGATCTCTTCCTCTTCTTCCTCTTCTTCTTCGTTTTCATCATGCATTTCCTCTTCTTCCTCTTCATCTTTGTCAGAGCAAGAATCGGTTGTACCAATCATCGCGATCAACTTATCGGCGACTTTTGCAAGTCCCTTAAGAGCCGCAATTTCTTCGTCAGTCAGAGTCTCAGCATCGTGAGCTCCTTCAGCCGGTGCTTCAGCCGGAGCCGAAGCCGCAGCAGGAGTTTCTGTAGCGTCGCTCTGCTCTTCGATTTCTTCGACTTCGTATTCGTCGTCGTTATCGCGAACATAATAACGTTTCATAAACAAATCTCCTTTATTTATTTAATTTAATTGTATACCATCATATTATATAGATATAATCAAATGGCATAAATTATTTTCAGTTTGTTCACAGATTTATCTCTGTTAAACGTTTGTGTTTGATATATATAAATTATTTAATCTAGCAGCAAAGTTCAACAGAGATAATCACGTGATCTTAGTCGTCATTGTCATGCTTTTCTTCTTTATTCAGCATGTCCTCGACTTCTTCAGTTGTGATTTTACCGTCTTTTTTCGCATTCCACACTTTACCCATAAGAATAGCGAAATCAGACCAGTTGTTGTCCTGCCATCCTGCAATCAAAGCAGATACTGCTGCAGCAATGATAGAAACAACTACATACGCTGTACTATGAGCACCACAGATTTCTGTAATTCCCATAGCAACAAGGTTAAGCAACGTCACAATCAATGATGCAGAGCGAATGAGCGTGCCTTTGTCAACCTTTTTGAGTCTTTCGATAAACTTTTGCATATTGCAGACCTCCTTTCCTGTCAATGTGCGAGCCATCCGATTATGATACCTACGATAATTGATACTATACCGGTAGCAGCAGCGCTTAACAGAATCGTTTTTATCGTCTTTGATTTTTCTAGCGGCTCATCTTCGAGCTTCTTAAGACGTTCACTCTGTCGTTTCTGCTCTTCAACCATGTGTTGTAAATTTATCGTTAGTTCTCTAACGGATGCCGTCAATTCAGAAATGTTCTTTTGCGTCTCTTCAACATCTGACATTCTATGTTCAAGCGACTTTATATCTTTATCGTGCTTTGCAAGAGTAACTGCAACTTCTTCACTTACCATAGCATCTCATTCCTTTTATTTAGTTTGACTACGGCAAAAGGATTCGAACCTTTATATATCAGAGTCAAAGTCTGATGCCTTACCATTTGGCTATACCGTATTGAGAGGCAGTTTATGCAAACTGCCAAATTAAATTATGCGATTCCTTCGAATGTTACTTCAACTGTGATTGCACCAGCACTCGCAATATTCTCATAAGTGCAAGCAGGATCAGTGCCTTCGATCCAAATGTAGATATTTACAGGTCTGTAAGCATTTCGAGTAGCAATACTAAGTTGACCAGAAGATCCTTGTGTTGATGCAACAATCGTATCACCAACTCCTACCGCAACAGCAGCAACTCGAATTGCAGGAGCAAGACTACCAGCACCTGTCACATTTACATTTACAATACAAATGCCAGAATATTGAGCTTCACTATTGAAAAACAATGATTCACTGATCACATTCTGGCTCTTTTCCATGTAAGACAGTGTGTTGCCATCTTCCCATTTCCAAGTGTCATAGTTTGTCGTTGTACAAGGTTTCAAACTCATATCAGAAACAATGCTTGTATAAATTTGAGAACCTCTTGCCGAATTGCTTTGACCAATGTAAATGTAGTTCAAAACTTCAGGTTGACTTGCATTGAATGGTTGAGTTCTGTATATGCCTGTAGAAGAAGTCGTAGCCCATGCAAACGATGCGACAGCTAATAACATCACAGACATAAGCAACATCAATGCCGACGTAATGATTCGTTTCATATTTAATCCTTTCTGTTTTTGAAATATTCTTCTAGCGTAAGATCATCATCGCTATCATCATAATGATCAATCATTGCTTCATTCTCCCATTTAACGATCTTCAAAATGATGTCATTTGGAAAATGTTCATGTCTCAAATATGTCGCAAAGAAATGACGCATGCAATGATTGTGAAATCTCATAGAAAAGATGTTTGAAATTTGATGCGCAAATGCGTTTGCAGTCCAGCATGTTGCATCAAAGTATTGTAAAGGACCAGAAGTAGATTTACTGACAAACAAGGTTTCGTTTGCTATGCCAAGCGTTTTTCGTTTGTCAAGCCATAAGTTCAAGTACTTCTCAAACGATTTTTTGAATATGTACTTCGGAATGACTTTTCCTTCTTCTCCTCGTCCTTTTGTACGAATAGGAGGTGTTTTCCACATCGTATATGGCTCAGGAAAGTGTTCATACTCTTTTGTGAACCAAACAACTTTCATCTGAACTGCTTCAGATCGTCTGCATCCAGAAGAAGCTAAGAACGACAACCAACAAGCAAGTTGATATTCTTTCATCTCAACAAGCTTATTGAGCATTTCTTCAAGTTGATCTTCTGTGATTATGACTTTTTCTCGAACAGGTGCTCCAGTGATTGTTTCTATGTTTTGTGCTTTGTTTCTGAACGTTTGAAAGTCTTCTTCATATTCTTTTTCGATGAACTTTGAAAGTGAATTCAATGGCACTCTGTAGAAGTTTATCCTTGATGCGCAAGATTTAAGTTCATTCTTCACATACAAAATAAATGCGCTGAAATCTCGATTTTTCAATTCTATAAAGAGCTTGTCGCCATTGAATTCGTAATTCCAGCTAAAGAAGATTCGCATCGCGCAAGAATATTGCATGATCGTTTGAGGTGACCGATTACGCAATTTAAGTGATGCAATCCAATTTTCGAAAAATTCTTTGTTCTGTTTTTGAATCAAATCAAAGTATTTCGAACAACGAGTGCTCACTACTGTCACCTCTCAAATTGTATTGAAGCTAGTAGTCGGAGTCGAACCAACAACCTATCGCTTACAAGGCGATTGCACTGCCATTGTGCTATACTAGCATGTAACGGTTAACCTGTACACCGTAAGGTAAATAAAAGTTGATTTTTATTGACTGGTTTCCAAAGCCTCTTTTGCGATATTCCTAATATCATCAATTAGGCTCTTGAGTCCTTCCACAGTCTCAAACCCATCATAGTCAATGCACAAAGCCTCAATCAATCCCAATGCTTTAGCCATTACCTTTTTTTGATGCCTTCTCGCCCATCGTTCAACCTGCTTGATTGCCTTGGCTTTTTCTTTCGCCAGTTTCTTCTCTGGTAATCCTCTTGTGAGCCAGTCCGATGTTCGGATTTCCATATGGTTTCCTCATTCCTCAACAACCTTAATACCATATTTACGAGCGCAATCGTTCTCAATACGGCATCCTCTGTAGTCATTCCATCCTTTGACAAAATAGGCTACATCTGCAGAGGAAAGTAACTGCAATGATTTTCCAAGAAACCATAACGGCTTTGCTTCGTGCGGAGCATCCTTGAAGAACGAGTCAATGATTTCCACCTCTTCGCCCTTGTTGGATTCTTTGATGAAACGGATTGCTCTTTCTCTTTCCGCTTCAATCTGTTCGTTTGTTTTGTCTTTCATCGGTTGTGAAATGAACACTTTAATCATGATGTGTCCCTCCTGTGTATATTTGAAATCTGCGGTCTAACCACCTACCGCAAGGGACATAAATCATAGATTTTATTGAGTTGGTTATGCACCTGCGTATGTGACATTGATGAAAACTGATTTTCCGTTTCCAATAGCACTATTTACTCCAAGATAGCCTCCGCTACCTGAAGAGTTGATGTACAATCTAACAGGAGTTGTATCAACAATGCAAGTATCATTTGTTGTCGCAACGGCTTTAAGCGATGTTCCAAGATTGATTACAAGAGAAGCCATTTCTGCTCCGCTATCATTTCTTGCAACAATCGTAAGATTAACCAAATTGCCAATCTTGTATGCTTTTTTGCCAAGGTAAGTAACTCCAGTTACATCAGCAATCTCACTCGATAAATCTTGCAGTTTATAGTAACCACGAGCATTGAGAGCCTCATCCGCAATGTCCTCTTCTTTTGCCAGAGCAGTAGCATCACCATTGGTGTACATCACAAGGTCATCAACAAACCCCTTATAGTCAACAGGATAGAACAATTTGCATCCTTGCGGAATTGAAACAAGATTGCCATCCGTATCAAACCAAGCCATATAGGAGTAGTCATTGATGTCGGCATACTCGGAGTATGGTGTGCCTTGCTCGGTGGTGGATTCTGCAAGTTCTGCTTCAATAACAGCACCATCAATCCAATCTTTGAATGCATCCAAAGAAGTAATACTGTCTACTCTAAAACCAGTAAAATGTGTTCCACCACCACTCCAAATTGCTATGGAATTATCTACATTTCCTATGCTGTTGTAAGTAGTTGGGGTTAAGCCTTTTGATGTAACTGTTTTTGTAGAAAAATCTTTCAAATCTTGAATAGATGATGTGTAATAAACTGTAGCACCACTAATGGTTAGTGAGTTCCAATACATTGTGGTTTTTGAAAGAGTGTATCTCTTCCTTACTCTCGTAATCAAACCGCTTGGCAGTTTAACATCTCTGCTACCATCAACACCATAGAGAGTCTCGTTGCCTGTGTCAATGCGAATGGGAGCGACATATGGATAGTAGGCATCGTAACCCTCTCCACCTTCTGCAGGGGTGTAATAGAGTTCCAAATCAATATCGTGATTGAACACAACAGGAGAAGAAACATTTGCAGTTGTTATTCTTACAAATGTTGCATTAGACGGTGCGGTCACAATACCTGTTCCATAGCCATTTCCAACAGTCCAGTTGTCAAGTGATTTTCCGTCAATGTAAGTTTTATTGAAATCATAAAATATTACATATATTCTCTTTTGACTTGTTGAATTGTTTGGTGCATAAATATGAATTGGCTTATTGGGAACAACGATTTTATAGCCAGAACGAAGTGCATCATTTGCGGATTGTTCTGCACCAGTAGATGGATTGATGTAACCAACTTCCATATCATCGAGCAGATTTCTCCCCTGTCCGCACTCCAAATATCTGCCATTGCAGTTTTGCAGAGAGCCTTCATCGTAGGCGAGACTGCCGTTGTAGTACCAACTGAAATGCTCTGGATGAGAGGTGATGTCTGCTATATCACTTGCTTTCCAGCCTGTAATGTCAAATGCAACAAACTCGCTGAAATCTGCACTCTTGCCCCCCTCAACTGCACATTGGAATAGAATATAACTTCCTCCGCTTGTTCCTGTAACTCGCTTTTGCACAGATGCTACATACTGTGTGCCATTAACAGATACAGTTGGAGAATATTCATAAATACCGACTCTAACATTTACGGCTTCAGTAGTTGTTACTTTTGCTCTGAACAAATACGAATGGTTTTCTTGTGCATAAAAATACTGCGAGCCAAGATAACCGCCAGTTAGACCACTCCCACTATTTGCAATTGTATAGACACCACTATTTTCTGTAATCGTTATACCAGCATTGGCGGACATTACAAACGAGGACGGAATTAACTGCATCACAGGCACAGTATTTCCCTGCTTTTCCAACTGTCTCGCAATCGCTCCAGTAGTCACAATCACAGAATTGTTGTCCGTACCAGTCCCTTGACTAATGAACGGATTATCCTGCGTTGTGCCACTGTCTTCACTATATGGAGTCAAGTTATCTGCCACTTGAGAATGACCAGTTATGATAGTACCCTGCTTAATCATCTCAATGATGCCAGCGACAGACTGTTCCTCAAAGTAAGTAGTGTTAGTCGGCAATGTGCCAGCAGGAGCATCAGCAATGCAGTAATACTGCTTGCCGAGATAGGTCAATAAATTCCCGATTTTATACTCCTTCGTGTCATCATAATCAGGAGCAATAATACTCAGATCATTGACAACGTAAGTATCATCCAAGCCGGGAAACTTGATTGTATTCAAAAACTTTGTAGCCATTAGCTATTCACCTCCGAAATAACAATATTTCCATCATCATCAGGATCTGTGAACGAAATGCCAGCAGCCATGCCACCCCAAGTCGTTCCACCAGTACCGGTTGCTACAAGAACGGAACCAGCAGGAGCTTCACCAGAATCAATCACAGACTCATCGATCGGATGCCACAACACTGAGCCGTCGCCGTCAGACATCATAATCTGACCAGCAGCAGCATTGCCCGAATTGATGTCTGACGTCTGTACACCAAGCGATCCGTCATCATCATAGCGAACGAAATCGTTTTTATTATTTGTATCGCCATACATCTTATAAAAACGTTTCAGATCGTCATTATACATATGCTTTCCTCCTTATCGTTTTACTAAATGACAAGTTATGCTTCGAGCAAGTTGTCCAGTATCAAATAACGGGTGATTGCCTTTTTTACGTGCTGCGACTGCAGGACTGTTAGGTGCCAATCGACCATCGTTCGAATAGATTATCTCTCTTGCATAATTTTCCATCTTTATACAAAGCTTTTTGAGTTCGTCCTCAACATCTGCAGGATTGCCTGTTGCTAAGAATCGATCAATGCATTTGTCAATTGTAGGTTTAAGTAAAGTAGAGTTCGTATAGTCAATTGTCATTTGAAGTACCGGTCTTGCCGGTATATGTCTCAGAGGTGAGCCATTTTCATGAATGAACATCAATTCTGCATTTGTTAGACCTATACGAACTTTATCTTTACGTTTTGAATTTGTTGAAACAACACCAATTTCTATTTCATACGTTGGCAATGAACTAAAATCTGGAAGTCCTGAAATCATGATAGAATTGAAATAACAATGTTTCCATCGTTGTGAGGATCAGAATAAACTACTGCATGCGCCTCAAGAGTAGAAACTCGACCAGAAAGAGCATTATCTGCTTGCTTATAGTCATGATCAATTCCATCTGCCTTTTCATCTACAGCTGTGATTCTTCCACTCAGATTATCGTCAGCAGTTCCCATATCAGTACGAAGATCAACAATGTCAGAAGCATTTGTACTTGATGCACTTAATGCCTCTTCAACTCCATCTTCGATGTTGTTCATATTTCTTGCATTTACAGGTGTGAGATTGTTTACCCATTGCGTTCTAGAATATGCCATACATTATTCCTCACTTTCAAGCTCAGGCTCAGTTCCAATGCAAACTCGCTTTGCCGTAAATGTCTTTTCTACATTGCCAGGAAATGTTAGCGTAATTGTTTCTATAGATACGTAAGTTTCCATTTTAACCTCCTTAACTCTTCACAGCCAACAACAAACTTGTGCGTTTTCGTCGAGGCAACCAGGAAAGAAGACGATTCAGCCACAAGATGTTGTTGACTGCTTTTGGAGAAGTTCCCATATGCATGAACACACTACATATGAGCGAGAAAGAATGTAAGTACGCGTCTTTATTTCACCGCGTCATTTGAGTTTAGCCACTCTCTTCACAGCATCTTTCGGAGAAGCAGCTTTTACTTTGAATTTACGATCGTTGTGCTTGACAATGAATTCTTTCATTGAGTCTTTTACATATTTGTCATGAACATCAACGCCAGCAGTAATCGTGCCATCGTCCATATGACCGAAGTTCCAAGTGATCGAACAGCCGGTCTTAGTTTTGTAAGCATCTATCTTACGAGCAATCTGAACGACAGTTTCTTTGAACTTTTCTTTCGGATAAGTTTGAGTCGACCGAATTTGATAATGATACCCACCGAAAAGGTTCTTTTTCAAACTCTCAACCTTAAAACCGTTTTGTTCAAAGATCTTTTCAAGACCCTTAAGATCATCTGCATCAGGTTCAACAATCGCATCTCTAAGTTTTGCTTCGCCAGATTGAATCGCTTGTTCAAGAAGTTTCGAAGAAACGAAAATGACACGACCATTATCTACTTCGATTGATGTCTTATCACTCAAAGGATCGTTCTCACTTAAAATTCGACCATAAATCGCTTT